TGACCGGCACCTCGCTGGTCATGACCACCTCCACCGCCGGTGTCGCCGGTGTCTCGGACGGTCGCCAGACCGCCGCGAACATCGTCGGCCTGCTCGACACCTTCCTCCCGTGGACGCTCCTCGAGCGTGACGTCGAGGCAGCGTGTGCGTACACGGCAGTCTGTGTCCAGGCCTGGTGCCTGGAGCTCGACGCCACCGGCCTCGCCTACCAGGCGCTGTCGAACACCACCGCCGATCTGTTGAGGTCTACCAAGACCCTCGACATCCTCTTCAAGTAAGGAGCCGAGGAACCATGACGTTCTCCAAGTTCGCGTCGGGCGGTCTGTCGCAGGACCGACTCGTCCGCAAGGAGGTCTCCCTCGGCACCATTCGGGAGAAGCTCCTCTGGCCGCAGACTCACATCGGTCTGTCGATCGCGCCGTTCCTCGACGTGGCGACCGACGACGTGATCTTCGACTACATCAAGGGCGGTCTGTCCGACGGTCTGGCCCCGGCTCGCGCCGAGGACGCCGAGGCCGAGCTGAGCCAGAAGGACGAGGCGCTCTACGGCCAGGGCCGTGCCGCCGTCATCGACTGGTCCATCAAGGACAAGTACACGGCGTCTGACGTCACCCGCTACCGCGAGGCTCTCTACATCGCTTCGGCGACCGAGGGCATCGCGGCTGATGGGATGCCGCTCAACTTTGTGGGCCACACGGTCGACGACTTCCAGACCCGCATGTCGCGCCACGACGCCCTCCGGCGTCGCAAGCTCGACAACCGGATCGAGTGGCTCATCATGACGGCCCTCGAGACCGGCAAGATCACCTACAACGACGGCAAGATCAAGTTCACCGTCGACTACGGTCGCCCGGCGGCTCAGCAGGACCAGGCGCCGGCTTCCGGCACCTACGCCTCGACGACTCACGACCCCATCGGCGACATCATCGCCATGAACGCCGCTCACTACCTCCAGTACGGCTTCTACCTGCGTCGGGCGCTGTGCTCGCGTGCGTTCCTCCAGAGCCTCTGGAAGTCGAGCAAGTTCACGGCGATGACCGGCCTCGTGGTCGGTGGCTCGCCCGTCTCCAGCCCGATCGACCCGCTCTACCTGATCAACGGCTGGAACCCCCAGGCTGCCATCGCGGCAGTCGAGGCTGCGACCCAGGTGAAGTTCATCGAGTACGACTCGGTGTACCGCACCCGTCCGCAGGGCTCGACGACCTGGACGAACAACCGCTTCCTCGGAGCGGGCAAGGTCATCTTCATGCCGGACGAGGGCGACCTCGGCGAGATCGACGACACGGCGATCGGCTTCGCCAAGACCCTCACCTCGCCGCACCCCGAGGGCAACTGGCAGTCGGGCTACTACGAGTGGGAGGACGAGAAGCGCGACCCGTGGCTCCACGTCCGCGGCTCGGGCATCAAGGCCTTCCCGGTGTTCCCCTACATGGAGTACACCCGCACCTGGAGCGTCACGCTCCCGTAGTAAGACCTCACCAGGCGACGCGGGGGTTGGGGCGATCCCCCAGCCCCCGCGTTTCGCCATCACACTTCAAGGAGACTCATGTCAGAGCAGCCTGTCGAGGTTCCCGCCGTTCCGGCTCCGGACCCGACTCCCGCCCCCGAGGTCACCCCCGCTCCCGACGCCGCTCCCGATGTCGTCGAGGAGTCTCCCGTCGAGGAGGCTCCAGTCGAGGAGGTCTCGTACCCGGTCATCGTGACTGAGGACGACGCCCCCAGCGCCGCCGCCACGTCTGCTGACGAGGCGGGCTTCGTTCCGCAGACCATCGGCGAGCTCGACGGCAACCTGAACGTCTCGGACCCGTCCGTCTCGTCTAAGTACGAGGTCGACGGCGTTCTGTACGAGGGAGTCGACGCTCAGTACGCTCGCGAGCGCGACGCCTCGTAGTACCCCGCTAGACCGAGAAGAAGGGCAGTCGGATGACGTACTCAGCAGTAGCGGACCTGTTGCTTGGTAACGTGCCTCTGCCGACGACGCTGGACCCTGCCAAGTTCGTGCAGGATGCCGCAGATGAGATCGACAGTCGAATCGGGTTTGTCTATGTGACACCCATTCCCGTCGCATCCATGTCGGCCCCGTCCGAGCGTCCGACTGCCCTTCTTCTCAAGCGGATCAGCAACTGGCTCGCATCGGGCCGACTGATCCTCGCACTCGACGCAGGCGGTGAGGACTATGCAGTCCACGCCTACGGCCTCAAGCTCGTCAAGGATGCCTCGGAAGCCATCGACGCGATCTGTTCGCTTCAGGTGATCCTCGAAGGCGCCATGCGACTTGATGGCACGGAGCCACTGACCGGTCACAAGGCCCGTCCCCTCATTCACAACCTCGACCCGCAGTCTCAGGTCGAGGCGTTCTACGCCTACACCGCAGACCCGCTGGCTTACCGTCCTTACGGTGAGAACGGTGGACCGTACCGCACAGAGAATGGGAGCGGGATGTGGTAGACTTCTTCCCGGCAGTCAACAGTGACGGATCTGTCTACACGGTCCTCCCGAGTGCTGACCCGTCTCGTACCTTCGAGTACTCGTGGGCTGGCATCCTCACGCCTGCGACTGACGTCTACAAGTGGTATAACAGAACCGGATCGGCGCTCCTGCTAACGCGCTGCTGGCTCTCTGTAGGCACGGCCCCCACCGGATCGAAGATCATCGCAGACATCAACCGCAACGGGACGACGATCTTCACTGACCAGACCAAGCGTCCAGTCATCGAGATCGGCAACTTCGTCTCGAGCGTCTTGGCGCAGCCTGACGACAACACCTTCTACGACGGTGACTACATCACCTTCGACCTGGATCAAGTCGGCTCCGGCGTTGCTGGGTCCAACCTCATTATCACCGCCATCCTTGACTACAAGGGCTGAGATGACTACCCTTCTGATGCGTAGGATCGTGTGGGTGTGCCCGAATGGATGCCCCACGGTTGACGTGACTCAACGAGCAGACGTTCACCAGAAAGTTCACCAGTGTTCGGCGATGTCAGGCCTGATGGTTCCACTCATCGAGATGGGACAGAACGTGAAGGTCACAGTCGTCGAGCGGGAGGACTTCCTGGGCGACGAGATCGTGACGACAGATGACCGGGGTCGCCCGATCATGGCAGTCGTGACGACACGAGACGACGGCGAGGACCGACTGGTGTTCGCTCCGCTTGCGACAGGAGATGCAGATGAGTGAGCAGCCCACCGCTGCGGGTGAGGCGCTCGACGCCTCGGTCGTGGTGGAGCAGCCCGTTCCGGAGCAGGACGCGGCCTTCCGCGCCGCTGCTGCGGTGTACCACGACCGCGAGGTCGATGCCCTTCTCGAGGCGCGCTCGCGTCTCGCTGTGAAGGCAGAGCGGCTCAAGACCGAGGCCGCAGAGATCGACGAGGCCGTCAAGGCTCTTGACGCCGACATCCAGAGCAACCGCGACGCGGCTGCTTCCTTCCGTACCGAGGCTGGTGCCTGATGGCCTGGACCAACAGCAAGATCTTCCGCCCGTACCTGGCGGACTCGCTGGCCCGAACCGCTGCCTTCGACCTGGACGCCGACACGTTCAAGGCTGCCCTGTACAACAACACGGGCACGCCTGACCAGAACGCGACGAGTGCCCTGTCGGGCTACAACGCTGCCACGTCGCAGTGGGTCGTCGCCAACGAGGTCTCACAGGTCGGCCAGTGGGCAGCCGGTGGAGTCACCCTCACCGGCGTAGTCTGCAACTCGGCCACGGCAGCCACGGTGTTCTTCGATGCGAACGACACGGCTTCTGGTGCAGCGGCAACGCTCGCCAACGTCTACGGCGTTCTTGTCTACGACTCCACGCTCGCCACCCCGGTCGCCAGCCAGGGCGTGAGCTTCAACTACCTCGGTGGCGCGAACAGCGTCACGGCGGGTACGCTCACCGTCGTCTGGAACGCCAACGGGATCTTCCGCTTCACGCTGTAAGAAAGGGTCGCCATGATCGTCCAGATCAGCGGCCTTCCGGGCGCTGGCAAGAGCACTCTTGCCAGCGCCCTGGCCGCACGCATCAACGCAGTCATCTGGAACGCTGACCGCGTAAGGGACAACCTCTGGCCCGACCTTGGTTTCTCGGTCGAGGCACGGAGCGAGCAGGCTCGTCGCATGGGGTTCCTTGCGCGCGAGATGGAAGAGCAGGGTCAGACCGTCATTGTCGACTTCGTGTGTCCCACGGGTCGGACTCGTGAGGCGTTCGGTAAGCCTGACGTGTTCATCTGGGTGGACCGCATCGACGCTGGTCGGTTCCAGGACACGAACCTGCTCTGGGAAGATCCGGAGACCTTCGATGTCAGGATTCCCTTCGGGCTCACCGTCGACGAAGAGCTCGACCTCATCTTCGCCGAGACTGATCTGGTGGACTGGCGTGCTCCTCATGCTCTCATGCTGGGTCGCTTTCAGCCTTGGCATGAAGGCCACGAGGCGCTCTATCAAGAGGCGGCTACCCGCACTGGACAGGTTGCTGTCGCTGTACGGGCAACTTCTGGACTGTCCCGAGACCCGCTGGTTTATGACGATGTGAGGTCGCGGATTCCGCACCACACTGTCATGCAGCTTCCGAACATCACGCACGTCATCTACGGGCGAGATGTCGGCTACGTCATCGAGCAAGTTCACCTCGCGCCTGAGATCGAAGAGATCTCCGCAACTGTGAAGCGTAAGGAGCTCGGACTCGTCGGGGCTTCTGCGTGTCACAGTTGCGATGGCGGTTGCCACGGAGCTGAGTGATGGCACCCTCGCAGATCCTTCGAGACCTTCTCGGCACCCGCGCGCTGCACGTCAGCTCGCACAGTGACAACAGGGTTCTCACGCTCAAGGACTACGTCTGGTCGATCAAGGGACTCACAACTCCTCGCGGCATGGCATTCGGACCTGACACGCTGGCCGTGGTGGCGAAGGACGGCATCCACTGGTTCAGTAACATCAACGGTACTGAATCAGCGATCTTTCCCGTCATCGACCCTGCGAGTCACGAGATGACTATCCAGGCTGATGGATCTGTCATCGTCTGTTCACCGGCGAGTTCTTCACTCGTGAGGTACAACATCCAGACTGGTTCTTCGACACTCTGGACCGTTCCTGGCGTTGACGTGGGAACGACCGATGCTCGCTCCTGGGTCAATGGAGTCTGTCTCGAGAATGACATGCCTGCGTATGTCACAACCCTCGGGATTGGTAATGCTCCAGACATGTGGCGCATTGAGGCTGCAGCATCTCGTGGTGCGCTGATCGACGCGCGGACCAACGAGATCGTTCTCCAGAACTTGTTCTTCCCGCACACTCCAACCCTCGTCGGTACGACTGTGTACTTCCTCAACAGTGGTCATGGACAGGTCTGCAAGTGGACCCCAGGCGACATGGACTACACAGTTATCGCTGATCTCGGTGGGTGGACGCGCGGACTCCACCAACTTGACTCCACACACTTCGCAGTCGGCGTATCACAGGGTCGAGTTACGGCTTTCCCGAACCTCACGACTGATCCACTGGCTCAGCCTGGTATCGCCATCGTGGACATCACGACAGGTGCTCGTGTAGGATTCGAGCCACTGGACGTTCAGGAGATCTTCGACATCGAGATCGGATCGGCAGTTCTGTTGTGACACCTGAGGAGCAGCACGCGAGCGAGATCGCAGCGGCCCTCTCTGCGCTAGGTGAGCACACCTTTCGCAAGGGGTCTGTTCTCGTTCGCGTGTCTGGCTTCTACTCGGATGGTCCGCAGTGGACAGTCGAGAACGCATACGCTCTTTATGAGGGCGTTCCAGTCGCGCTCAATACTCCCCTTCACTTCGTCAACGCACTCCACAACGGACAGCCCGTAGAAGCAGCGTATGACATGATCGCTGGAGTCGTTCGCAGAACTGTTGGTGTGTAGTGGCTACTTACACCATTTACCAGTCAACTCCAACTGGCAACAACATCCGTGTGAACCAGACTTACAACGGTGTGTATACAGACACATATCTTCAGTCCCTTACTCAGAATCAGGCCCTGCACGCAATCGGTGGAGATAAGTCTGGTAATACCTGGGATATCGACAGAAGTTCTGCTGCCATCTTTTCCATTCCCACGTTGGCAGCTGGTGAGCGTCTTGTTGATGCTGGATTCTTCATCAGAGATCCTTACAATGGCATCATCTCTCAACTGGCAATCCACGCAGCGAATGTTGGCACGAGTATTCAGAACTATGACTCCACTTGGAGTCTTGGTACTACTCTTGTAGCCAATCAGATCTTCAACTACCTGGCCGATACTCCAATTGGCCCTTCCGTAAATGCCAACTGGTCTGCTCTACAGAGTTGGTATGAGTCCGGATCTGGAACAGACAAAGCTGTAATCTTTCACGACGACAATGTTGGTACTGGAACAAACCAGCTCGGTGGACCCTCGTGGTCTACTTCGTTTAAACCGCACCTTACAGCTACTACGATTATCGGTGCCACCTTTTCGACTTCAGGAACTGCCACTGGAGTTGCGTGGGATGCCTCGATAACTTCAAACGCAATCACTCCGCCTGCTGGTGCAGCCTCTGCTACTGGAACTGCGTACAACCCCACCGTAACACTGACTGTACCTGTTCCTCTGATTCGATCTTCTGTCAAGAAGTATGGAGCACCAGGCAGCAGTACCGTTTCGTTCACAGATGCAGACTTTCCTGTCGCTCCACAGACTGGTGACTACATCGTTGCCATAGTGGAGTTTGTCGACCTTACCTACGGCTACGACTATAAGACAACGATTACGACTGGTAATGGTCTTACAACCAGGACAATGACATCCAGGACTGGTACTGCCTCACTTGCCGCAAATGGAATGGAGATCTTTGGAGACTGGTGGACATCTGGAGTAACTCGTACTTGGGGTCTTTACGGTGAGATCTGTGTTACTCTGTTCTGTGTCTACAACGTCAATACGACAACTCCAATAGCAGGTGCCATCGCTGCTGCAGGTGGACCTCCGTATGTGACAACGACAGTACCCGGAACACTTGACCTCGCTGGTTACATTACAGGCGGGTACTACTACAACTACACAGAGTTGTACACCAACTCTTCGGTCTATTACGGAACACCTTACTACCACTTTTGCTCAAAGGAGCAGTACAATCCAGGCAGTACCCTTGCTCCGCACTACGCGAACAATATCTGGCAAGGCATTATCGCACTCAACTATGGCGCACCGACTGGTGTTAGTCCGAGTGCTGTAGATGCAGCTGGTACTGGTACTGCATACGATGCGACTGTCACGACCACTACCTCGGCAGTCAATGCTACTGCAGTCGATGCGGCAGGTGTTGGTACTTCCTACGATGCGCCGATCCAGATCCTGGTCAATGATACTGGTGCAGCCTCAACTGGTGTGGCGCAGACTCCTACGCCTGCGATGCTCGTCAACGATGCTGGTGCTACTGCTACTGGTACTGCATACGACGCGGCTGCTACGACTGCAGCACTTACGAACGCGGCGGCAGTCGATGCAGCAGCAACTGGTACGGCTTACGACGCAACAGTCACGATCCTGGCCAACACGGCGACGAGCACGGCGACTGGTACGGCGGGAGACGTGGCACCGTCCGTGTCCGTGGCTGACACCGGGGCCACGGGTGCCGGTACGGCGTACGCACCGGGTCTCTCTGGCTCCCTGTCCGCGCCGGGGCTAGATGCTGCGTCGCTAGGTACAGCGTTTGACGCCACCGTGTCCACGATCGTATCTTGGACCGCAGAAGCCGCCACAGCGACGGGTACTGCCAACGACGCGACGATCTCCCTAGTCGTTCAGACGTTCGCAAGTGCTGAGGTAGCACTCGCAACGGGTGTCGCCGGTGACCTGAGTCAGACCGTTCTGGCGAACGCGAGTACCGCCGCCGCGAGTGTGACAGCCGACAATGCGTCTGCGCTACTTTACATCTACTCGGGGATCGCAAGTATCTCGGGACTTTCTTACGATCCCGGCTACACCGCGAGCGCGAACCTCGCAGCCGAGGTAGCCCTGGGATCTGGTGCGGCGGGAGATGTCACCGTGGCGTCGACTGACCGATCGAATGCCAAGCGCGGCTTCGGAGTCGTCCGGACGAGGTTCTCATGACATCCGGCTGGATCGACATCGAGATCACCGGAGATACAAAGGGTGTCGAAGCGATGCTCGCTTGGCTTGACACAAGTGTATCGGGTCCAGGTCTTGTTGCGTTCCTCAACGGCAAGGTCGGACCGTGGCTTCACCAGCGCGCTGAAGCCAGGTTTCGTGGAGAAGGCGACGATGTTACGGGTCCGTGGGCGCCACTCAAGCCTGCCACTCAGCGCATCCGTGCCTCCAAGGGATTCTCCCCGGCTCACCCGATCAACATCCGGACTGGTGAGATGGAGAGGTACATCCTAGGTGGTACGTTCCAGGCTTCCATTCCGTCATCCGGTGGTGCTACACTAAGCTTCCCTGGTTCCGGCCAGGGTGGATCGAAAGAACTTCAAGAGAAGATGCGGACTGCCCAGCAGGGTAAGACGCAACCGAATACCGTGGCTCGTCCTGTACTCGGGGTTAATGATAAAGATCTCGAGTTTGTCCTGTTCGAGCTTGCCCTGCACATCCAGAGAGGAGGAACGCCTTGATCGACGATACGACTGTTGTGTTTCCGAACAACATCGTCAACCTCGTTCAGACCAGAATCGCTCTGCTCGACGCAGACCTGATGGTGGTTCGGCGTCCCCTACGTCCCACCGATGGCATCCAGGCCGTCGGCATCTTCGCAGCTCAGTGGTCTCCTGATGAGAACTCGTATGAGATGAACTCATCGCCGGTCGGTCGGTCGGAGCCAACGATCTCGCGATACAACGTCTCCATCCAAGCGCTCATCAAGGATGCAGACGAAGAGCGTGGACTGGCTACGCATTCGGTCCTGTCGAAGATGGTGCGCTCCGTGCTTTACCGGGACGAGCCCCTTCGTGTAGGGTTGACCCTGCTTAGTGCCACGCTGAACAGCTCGACAGAACGCACTAAGCGATGGGGTATCGCTACCCAGCGCTACTACAGCAACGAGATCTCCGGGTCTTGGCTGTACCTCAGCACCTTGGACTTCTGGCTAGAAACGGAGACTTCCTGATGGGAACGACAGACGAAGAGCTGCAGCAGCTCCGTGACGAGGTCGAGGCGCGTAACGCGAAGCTCGCCGGCACTCGCGCGGAGAAGGAAGCGGCTCAGCAGGCTCAGGTCAACGACTTCGAGGCCGAGGCCCTTCGGGGCGAGCTCGACCGCCTCGACCGTGAGATCGCCTTCGAGGAGCACGTCCAGACGCTCAGCCCCGTGAGCGTCGGCGAGGTTCCCGCAGACGAGATCGTCGGTGACCCCGAGCAGGTCATGCTGGATGCGCTCGCCGCGCAGAAGGCTGCCGACGAGGCTGCTGCAGCCGATGCTGCCGCCAAGGCGACCCCCAAGACCCCGCCGCCGCCGCCCCCGGCTTCCGGCACCGACACCACGAGTCCTGACGGGACGGTCCTCTGATGGGTTACTCCTCCCAGGCTGGCCAGGTCATCCTGCGTTCGCAGACAACCCTGGGCACCTACAACGCTGACACGGGCACGACTGGTGTCGGCGCGAAGCTCACCTCGGGCGGGCTGGACCCGAACCGAGACCTGCTCATCCCCGATCCCGAGATCGGCGGCGGTCGTGACGTCGTGGACGCCTACCTGGGAGCTGTCTCCTGGAGCGGCACCTACGACTTCTATGCCCGAGTCGACATGCTCAACACGCTGCTCAAGGCGACGCTGGGCTCGACGACTCCGGTCGTGGCGACCGGCATCACGACGGCGACTCACACTCCCGTCGACACCGCAAGTCTCCCGTACCTCTCGATCGAAGAGAAGATCGGTGCAGGCCTGGAGACGTACAACTACAACGACTGCGTGGTCAACACCCTCCACCTGGAGGCCGACGCCAACGGATACCTCAAGGGTTCTGTCGGCATCATCGGTGCCAAGCAGGTCGCTGGTGCGACTCCGACCGCCTCGCCGGTCTTCGACGAGACGCCCCTGTTCGTCGGCACCTCGATCACGGTGACGTACAACGCCGTGGCCGTCCCCGCCAAGTCGTTCAGCCTCGACATCAACAACAACTTCGAGGACAACGACTACCGTCTCGGGTCGTTCTACATCGGCGACCTGACGCCCAAGCGTCGCGAGGTCACGGCGAAGTTCCACATCCGTGAGGCCTCCAGCGCCTACTGGCGTCAGGCTGTCTACGGCATCCCCGGTGCGACCGCGCCTGGTGGCATCACGACGAAGAACCAGCTTGTCATCACGATGACCACCTACGAGGACATCGTCGGTGGTACGCCTGCCACGAAGAACACGATCACCATCACGATCCCGAAGTTCATCTTCAAGCCCTACGCCTTCAGCCCGTCCGGTGACGACGTCATCGAGTCGGACCTCGAGGGTCAGGCTGTGAGGCCGCTGTTCGCATCGGCCCTCATGACCATCGTCACGAAGTCGGCGCGAGCCACCATCGCGTAGTACCCCCAGGAACAGCCCCGACCCGCACGTCGAGTCGGGGCTGTTCCACGGACAAGGAGAGACATGGGAACCCGAGAGCTCAAGAAGACTCGCAAGCCGATGCCGCGCAAGGCCAAGGTCGGTGCTATCGCAACTGGCAGCATCCTCCTCGGCTACCTCATCACGCCGCTGTTCGCAGCCGCCGAGACGTCCCTCCCCCTTCCGCCTGACGTCGATCCCACCCTGACGACTCTGGACGTCACGAGCGGGACCACCGTGCGGGTCGCTAACGCGGCGATGTCGCTCGTGACGACCAGCGATAAGTCTGTCGTGACGCCTGGTTCGACGGTGACGTACAAGTACGTTCTCACCGACACCGGCAACACGGCCTTCAAGAACGTCCAGATCGAGGACGACAAGTGCTCGCCCATCGGTGCCTGGACTGGCAACGACACCGACCCGCTTCTCAACATCGGCGAGGTCTGGACGGCCACCTGTAAGACGACCGTCCTCAAGGACCAGACCAACAAGGCCAAGGTTACGGCGACTCCGGTTCTCTCCGATGTCGTCGTCACTCCGAGCGCCACCCCGACCCCGACCGGCAGCACCTCGCCTCCGGCTGCTGGACTCAAGGATGGTACGTTCTCGGGTCCGCTGGTACAGATCGTCGGCGGTGACTGCCCGAGCAACATCTGTGGTGCGATCAGTACGTCGATGATCGTCGCAGGTGGGAAGATCACTTCGATCACGGTGACTCCGACTCCGACTGCCTACGCGGAGTCCACGTCGCGGATCATCAGCAACGCTGCGATCCCGGAGCTCGTTTCCCAGGCACTCGCAGCACAGTCTGCCTCGATCGCAGGTTCGTCTGGCGCGACGTGGACGAGCACCTCCTTCAAGACCAGCATCGCAGCAGCCCTGGTTGCCGCAGCCGCGTGACCCCTTGACGTTGCCCCGTCCCTCCGGTAGGGTCGGGGCAACGTCGTCTCCGGAACGACTATCGTCCAGTCCTAGAAAGGGACTCAAGACATGACCGAAACGCCCGGCGTTCTCGCTGACGCCCAGACCGAGCCCGTGTTCGAGGACTACTTCGGCTTCGACGAGATCAAGCAGTGGTTCTTCCCCGACGGCAAGCAGTTCGTCCAGTTCCAGGTGATGAACGAGGGCCAGAAGAGCCGCTTCCAGAAGCTGACCAACCGCGACATCACCCTGTCGCGCACCTCGGGTGACGCCAAGATCAAGGCTGATCCCGCCGAGGAGCGCCACGCGCTTCTCACCTCGTCCGTAGTCGGCTGGAGCCTCTACCGCAACGGCCAGCCGGTTCCGTTCTCCATCGGCAGCAACGGTGCCGCCTTCGAGCAGTGGCTCAACGCGGCGAACCCGAAGCTCGTCGAAGACCTCGAGTTCGAGATCCGCAAGTCGAACCCGTGGCTCCAGGCCGAGATGACCGTCGAGGAGATCGACAAGGAGATGGACCGTCTCCGCGAGCTCCGCGACGAGATCGTCAAGCGTGATGCTGCAAAAGCAAGTTCCTCCGTCAGGTAGAGCTCTTCACCGACGGGAACGAAGTCGATAACCCGGCAACGGCGATCCGACTATTCGTTCTCTGTGAGTCGATGAAGTGGGCACACCTGCCCAATGCCGGAGGACTGTACGACCAGCATCCTGACCTTCTCGAGCAGTTCTACTGGATCTTCCAACGACGTGCCGAGAAGGAAGAGATCAAGCGCAAGGAAGAAGAGCGCAAGAACCGTCGCGGTGCGTCGCGGCACCACCGCTAGAGCAACGGGCTCCATGCTGGACAAGCATGGAGCCCGTTGTGTACTCTGGCGCAGGTGTCGGGCACTGGAGGCCCATTCTGGACTTCCAAGTCTGACAGGCGGTGACCGGACACTTGAACGCATACATGAACATCCAAGTCCGGCTTCTGTCGGCTAGCGCACAGGCTCAGATCAAAGCGCTCGAGAAGGAAATCGCTCGTCTGCGAGCAGAGATAGGTGCTACTGGTGCAGCCAGTAGGAGCCTGTCAAACAACGCCTTCTCCACTGGAAGTATCGTCAAGTGGGGCTCCCAGCTTCAGTGGGCTGGCCGTCAGCTCAGCTACAACTTCACGCTACCAATCGTGGCTGCCGGAGCCGCTTCGACCAAGTTCGCTCTAGATAACGAGAAGGCGATTACTCGCCTCACGAAGGTCTATGGCGACATCGGATTCGCACACACGACTTCTGAGGTTCAGGCTCTACGCGGCGCGTTCCGAGTGCTGTCTGAAGAGTTCGCAATCAACCAGGCAGACGTCATCAACATCGGCGCGTCCTGGGCGGCTGCTGGTGTCTCTGGTCTTGCGCTTGCGAAGGCAACAAAGCTCACCCTGACAACGATGGTCCTCGGTGAGATCGACGCAGCCAAGGCAACAGAGTCTCTGATTGCCATCCAGGCACAGTACCGACTCAGTACTGACCAGCTCTACTACGCCATCGCACAGCTCAACATCATCGAGAACCAGACTGGTACTTCACTCGCTGGTCTCATCGACGCGATGTCTCGTTCTGCTGGTACTGCACGCGCTGCTGGTATCGACATCCGACACCTCGGTGCCATGATTGCAGCGATGACGCCTGCAGCCGGTAGTGCGGCTCAGGCTGGTAACGCACTCAAGACGATCATCAGCCGACTCCTTGCCCCGACCAAGGATGCCTCGGCACTCCTCGGTGCGATGGGTATCCACGTCAACAGCCTTACTTGGCAGTCGTCGAACGCTTCGGATCGCCTGGTAACACTTGCTACAACCTTCAACAAGTTGTCTGACTCGCAGAAGGCTGTCGTATCTTCGACTCTCGCCTCGCGCTTCCAGATCAACAAGTTTGAAGTTCTCATGGACGCCATCATCACCAAGGGCTCCTTCTACCACCGTGCCCTCGACGCCACGACCAATAGCACTGAGGTTCTCAAGGTTGCGAGCCAGGAGCTCACAACCGTCCTAACCAGCCAACCTGCTGTGTTCGATCGAGCGATGACCGTTCTGAAGAACGCAATGGCCCAGGTCATTGTTCCTCTCCTGCCTCTCATCCTGGGTATCGCCAACACGATCGCCGAGGCGGCAAAGGCATTTGCGAACATGGACCCGCGGGTCCAGAAGCTGATCCTTACTGGACTCGTTCTCCTCGCTGTGCTTGGTCCGATCCTCCAGCTCACGGGTGCCCTGGGCATCTTCATGGGTGAGCTTGGGCACATGTTTGTCCGCGTCGGAAACATGGTCTGGTTCCTCATCGAGCCTCTGTGGAAGCTTGCTTCGTTCGCCTGGTCTGCTATTGCCTGGGGATTCGAGTTTGTTCTCACAGCAGCCGAGGTAATGGTAACTGGAACGCTTGTCGCTCTCGGATGGTTCACCAAGGGTCTCACGATTGCGATGAAGGCAGGCGCTGTCATCGTTCGTGATGGCATGATCCTGATCGGACTCATCTTTGAGGGACTCGGTCCGCTACTCATGGCGACGGGCGCTTGGCTGGCAACGGTCTGGACCGTAGCACTCGAGGAACTCGTAGTCGTCACAAAGGTTGCCTGGGGGGCAATCAAGGCTATCTGGATGACCGGAGCGTTCGGTACTGCCGTAGCCGGCCTCTGGACTCGGATGTTCTCAACACTCCAGTCCATCACCTGGGTGTTCCTGTCTGCCGTAAAGGCGACATGGACCTTGTTCTACGGTGGAGTGGCAACTCTCAGCGAACTGTTCTTCTACACACTGAAGGACATCTGGATTGCCGGTGGAGCGGCGCTCAAGGCCATCACAACCTTCATGCTGGGTGTTGTAAACGCAATCTGGACTGCCCTCATGGGTACGACACTCGCCATCGCTGGCGTCGCATGGACGGCCATGAAGGCACTCTGGATGCGTGCGTACACCACGCTGCAGGCGTTGACGTGGATCTTTACCTCCGCCGTGAAGGCCACATGGACAATCTTCAGCGCCGGGCTCGCTACGATCAGCCAGCTGCTGTTCTACACCTTGAAGGACATCTGGGCATTCGGGGGAAGGGCACTCCAGGTCGTAACAGCACTTACCCTGGGCGTCATCAACACGATCTGGCTCGCGTTCTCGGTTGGCATGTCGCTCCTTGTCCAGAAGATCTGGCTCGTGATTCGGGCGATCTGGTTCGCAGGTTCCGTCGCACTTGAGGCTATCTCCACAGCGATGTGGACTACCATGAAGGCGATCTGGCTCGTCGGCTCTACCGTTCTCCCTGTGATCCTTTCCCGAGCTGTTATCGCTATGGGGATGGTCTGGAAGGCGGGAATGGCTGCGCTGACCACACTCACCACGGCTATGATTCCCAACATCCTCAAGGCGCTCGCGTGGCTGGGTCGTGGAGCACTCGCCGTAGTGACTGGACCTTGGGGCATAGCAATCGGTGCCGCGATTCTGATCTTCTTCTTGTTCAAGGATCAGATCGTACAGATCATCAAGAACATCATCAACTACTTCCAGAATCTTCCGGTTGGAGTTGTTCAGGCCTTCCAGCCTCTCGTTGGGTTCTTCAACAACGCAGTAGGGTGGGTCATCAAGGCCTTTAACATGCTTCCCCAGGGTGTTCAGAATGCCATGATGGCAGTCCTGAACATCGTCAAGACTGTAGCCATGAAGGTCTACGAATGGTTCTCGTACCTCAACCCATTCGCACACCACTCGCCTTCGCTTGTTGAGAACGTCACCAAGGGTCTTGGTGTCGTCCGCGATCAGTTTGCGAAGCTCGAGTCGATCAAGGGGGTGATCCAGTCTGTCTACTCTGACATCAAGAAGTTCGGTCAGCTGATCGCAAACTTCAAGGGCGGCATGGCGACCGTCAAGATGGCAGAGGATCTCAAGCTCGTTAAGAAGTACGCACCCGAGGCCGCTGGTGCGTACAGAATGCTGGCAGCTGATATCAAGAAGCTCCAGCCGATTCTCGATGGGCTGTCTGCTGCAATCGAGAAGCAGCAGGCGGTAGTAGATGGCTGGAAGGCAAAGCTCGACACTGCTGATGCTGCCCTGCAGACTCAGAAGAATAAGCTTCAGGCACTTCAGGATGTTGCCAGCGGCTACAAGGACAAGATGGACGCTGCCCAGGCAGCACTGGATGGGTTCGCCAATACTCCCATCCAGGGCATGAAGGCGATGGACGACGCGATCTTCGCCAACGAGATGGCCAGCAAGAAGCTGCGCCTCGAGATGATGAGGATGGAAGATCTCGGAGGTACACTCGACGACCTCAAGAACAAGATGAGTTCGCTCAACGGTGAGATCGAGCTGCTTCAGGGGACTCAGAAGGATCTCCAGAATGCTGGTGCCGGTAGCGATATCACCTCGTTCTATGACCAGCAGATCGCAGCCCTTCAGGGTCAGAAGAACGCTACCACTGACAACATGAAGGCGCTCAACGACATGCAGAAGGCGCTCGATGCGCTGGATCGTCAGGCCCAGGAGATGGACCTGGAGAAGTCGCTGGCCTTCGATCCGCTGACTCGTCAGATCCAGGACGCCGCGAACGCAATGAAGGAACTGCCCTTCAGCGAGATCATGGCTGGTATCACCGCAAGCAAGGCCGAGATCGACAAGTACACTCAGGCTTACAACGATGCGAACAAGGCTGTCGCAGACCAGCAGGTCGTGGTGGACGCTGCACAGAAGGCGCGCGATGCCATCAGTGCTTCATACGACACCGAAGCCGCAAAGCTCGCCAAGCTGAAGGATTCCTACGACTCGGTTGCTCAGGCTATGCGCGACGCACAGTCCGCGCTTGATGACCTGATGAACGCAGTCAACTCCAAGAACAGCGCCGTACAGGCAGCGGCTTCTGGAGCAACGTCTGGGTCCGTTGCCAACTTCAATGCAGCCAAGGGCGGAAACTTCCCCGACGTCGGTGGAACATCTAAGCTCGGTCGCGAGGGTGGACTTCAGGACCAGGGCAAGGCACTTGACGAGTGGGTTAAGAAGCAGCAAGAGGACATCGGCAAGATGTTCGGCGGCATGGACATGTTCGGCCCGATCCGAGAGTACTGGGACAAGTTCACCGCTTGGTGGAATACGACCGTTACTCCGATGCTGGGTGCCGCTGGAGACTTCTTCGGCCACATCTTTGATAACGTCAACGGTGGTGACATCGTCAGTAAGGTCACCGGATTCCTCGAGCCAGTTAAGAAGATCTGGGATGGATTCTGGGGCCTGTTCGGCGGCGACGTCATGGATGTTGTTGGCCAGGTCATCGGATTCTTCCAGAACATGTGGAGTCAGATCCAGCCCGAGCTTGAGCCCCTCATGGAAGCGATTAAGACTTTCGCCGAGAAGATCCTCAAGCCCTGGGCTGCGATTATCGGCGTCGAGCTTGTAGCTGCCTGGAAGATCCTTACAGCGGTATTCAAGAACGTCCTTAGGCCTGTCCTTGACTGGATCGTCACCACCGTTAAGAGTGTCCTGCGAGTGTTCGAGGGACTACTCAACTTCATCACGGGTGTATTCACGGGCGACTGGTCGCGTGCCTGGGATGGCATCAAGACCGTGTTCCTCGCCCTGTGGGACTTCATCCTCGCAACCCTCAAGGGTATCGGTGGAGTGATCTGGGGCGTCGTCTCGGGCCTCGTAGTTGGAGTCGTGGAGCTCTTCAAGTGGCTCTGGTCGCACGCGGGTAGCGTCATCACCAGTTTCATCGCAGACATCATCAACTGGTTCCTCAACATTCCGAACAAGGTCAACGAACTGATCTGGAAGTTCATCCAGGGAGTCATTGGATTCTTCCAGCACCTGTTCGATGTTCTCGTTGGGCACTCGATCATTCCAGATATGATAAACGCGATTGTCGAGTGGTTCAAGGGACTTCCTCAGCGAGCACTCGATGCGATCACCGCGCTGCTTGGATTCATCGTCACCTTCGTGACCAACGTCTGGAACGGTTGGGTCGAGACGAACGTCCGCATGTGGACTGCGATCATCCAGTGGTTCAAGGGTCTCCCACAGAAGATCATCGACGGACTCTCCACCCTCTTGACGAACATCAAGAACTTCGCCAGTACGGTCTGGGATAACTTCAAGAGCGCTTCAACTACGGCGTTTGTTGCAGTCGTGACCTGGGTTCAGGGTATCCCACAGAAGATCGTGAACGGTGTCGGTAACCTTATCAACCTCATCAAGGGGCCTGGTGCCGACTTCGTGAGTGGTCTTCTCACTGGCGCAAAGAACTGGTGGCACAACGTCACCGATTGGGTCAGCGACATCCCGAACAAGATCACGACTGCGCTGGGCACCATGAAGGATCTTCTCAAGAACGCGGGTATCTCGATCATTACCGGATTCTGGGATGGCCTCAAGGAGAAGTGGAAGGAGGCATCCAAGTGGATTGAGGGTCTCGGTCAGTGGATCTCTGATCACAAGGGTCCAAAGGAATACGACCTGAAGCTTCTTGTTCCGAACGGTAACTGGATCATGGACGGTCTATCGACCGGCCTTGGGCAGGGTATGGCGGGTGTAAAGTCCACCGTCGCGGACGTAAACCGTTCTCTGCAGACAATCGGGGCCATCGACCCGCGGACGCTACAGACCCCCTCCATCGCCGCGCTGAACGGCATGGCGAACGCAGCGGCGAACCGCGAGCGTGCCGCCCTTGCCTCCCAGCCCGGACCTGTGTACGCTGGTCAGACGACCGGGGATCGTACTATCGTCATCAACGGCGACTTGAGCTTCCCGAACATCAACAGCTCGTCGGATGCCAAGACGTTCATCGCTAACCTTGAAGCCCTCGCGGGAGGGAGCTAAGATATGGGAAACGTAACTCCGATCGCTATCCGTCAGACCGGACAGCGTGCGGCAGCTGGTCTCAATGCTCCGACTCGAGCGATGGCTACTCTCTCTGATGGCACCTCCATCATGGTCGTCATGGACGCAAACGAGACTGGCCAGGGTGCCGGTTTCGGTGATGGCACACAGGTTCCAAAGATGTTTCTCTATGCGAGCAGTACCGTGTCTGGACTCCGCACTGGATACGCTCTCAAGACTTCCTACGCAACGCAGGGTGGAACAGCGAACGGAAATGCCTTCTATTTCGCTGGTACATATGCGATTGCAGTAGACGCCTCGAACAACATCCACGCGGTCTACTACAACATGACGAACAACCGAGTTGAGTACGTCAAGTTCACTTGGGCAGCTGGAAATGCTTACAGCGCAACAGTCATAACTACGATCGTCACCTATGGCGCTAGCATTTCTGTGCGCCAGCTTGACATTGACTGTATTGGTACTGGTACTGACAACCCTGTCATCTCGATCTACCGTGAGGATGGATCGGCCTCCCCGGTAGTCAACAGGGTTTCTGTCTACGTCAAGAACAACAGTGCCGCTTGGGTGAACACGGCGAACATCACCGGCGCCTCGTGGGTTGGATCTTTCTCGTATTCGAGCAATGGCGCGTACTGTATGGCGACCCTGGCTGCAAGTCAGGAAGCATCGCCCGACGCAACCGGCTACCACTACTTTGCCATCGCTGTATCGAACCCGAATCCGGCTCAGACTGGTGCTTCGATCTACTCTTACCAGGTCAACTTGACTACTGGTGCAGCAGTAAGTTCGACGACAGTCTTCAACGCTACGCTTCAACTGAACAACTCCGGCAACGGACGCATGTTCTACCGTGGAGCAAAGGAGTGGGTCTGGGTCGGCTGGAAGGATACTTCAGGATTCTGGTCCGTCGGTGGATTCAAGCTCGACACTGCTGGAACGACTGCAACAATTACCTACAACTCGCCCTCCCTGTTTGTGACGACAGGCCCCGTGTACGCGGATACCAACCTGTACTCGGCTCCCTATGCGATCACCTACATCAAGGCTACTAACCGAGTACTGATCAACTACACGACAAATGGCAACGCTGCTCTTTACTCTGTGATCCGCCTCGGTGCTGGAACAGATACGTCGGTACTTGCAGGAAGTAATGGTGGATACTGGCTCGACAGTTGGGCCGTTCCGTCTGGACAGACAGGATTCCAGAATCACCTCGTCATGTGGACGGCATCTCCGCAGACGAGAAATGTGACAACGACTTATGTCGATACGATGATGGCTGTCTCGTACTACAGCTCTACTTCGGCTCGTTGGAACCTGTACTGGTACATGGTTCAGAAGCGTCCGATCGTCTCGGTTGGCCCGACGCCTTCTCCTTACTCTGGGGCAGTGTCGACGTCTCGACCCAACGTCAAGGGTCAGTACAAGTGGGATACTCTCTATCCACAGATGAGTCACAAGACACAGTTCCAGTTCGCAACTGATACTGGATTCACGACGAACCTTCGTGACTACCTGGAAGAGGATCAGTACCTCGTCAACCTCTATAATGCCATTTCGACCTGGGGTGACGGTACGGCTCACATGCTCCCGAGTCTGTACGCGCTCTACCAGACGACTTGGTACATCCGATCTCGTCAGATCAGTGAGCTCGGTGAGATAGGAGCCTGGTCTCCCTTCCTCTACAGTTTTGGAGTGTCTCATCCTCCAACTCCGACCAACATCTCTCCGTCCTCGTCAAGTTCAGGACAGATCATCAACTACGGAGCAGGCGGAGTAAACGTCTCCTGGACGTTCTCTGACCCATATCCCTGGGACTACCAGACGTATCACCTTGTTGAGATCTACCGAGTCTCTGATGGTCTGACTGTTTCGAGTTATGCCTACACAGCAGGTTCTGTAAACTCGACCTTCATGCCCGTCTCGGCCATCTACAAGGACGTTCTCCTTGCTGTGCGCGTGTCCGTCAAGGACATGGACGGAGTAGCATCAGGCTACTACTACGGTGGAGCCTTCTACCTCTCGGACCCGCCCGTTCTGGCGATCACCTCGCCTACAGCTGGTACGATTACGACTGGTATTCCTACCGTCTCCTGGACACTGAGCAAGACGCAGTCAGCGTACAGAGTTCTCGTTACCAACGGATCAACGGTAGCCTGGGACACCGGCTGGACTGCTGGTGCCGTTGGTACGCGAGTCGTCCCTGCTGGCTCGCTTGTCACGGGCAGGAGTTACACGGTCACCGTATACTCGCGGGACGTTCTCAACGTCGAGGTGTCACAGTCTGTCATCGTGACGACAGCGTTCACGCCTCCGGCTGTTCCTTCTGCTGGGACAGTTTCGCTGGCAGAGTACCGCGACCGTGGGTACATCAACATCTTCCTCGACCCGTCTGGGTTCGATGCGGACTTCGTCTCCTTCAACCTCTATCGTCGCAAGTACGGCGAGACGACGTACACGCTGATCAAGCAGTTCTACAACCCGAACGAGCCGATGATCTACCAGGACTTCCAGACTGCGCCCAACTCGACGTACGAGTACTCGGCAACACAGCTGGTCAACAGGTTCGGTGACATTCTCGAGTCGATCAAGAAGGTCATCCGTACGGTGACTCCGATCGCCGAGACGTACTGGCTGGTTGATCCCGTCAACTCGCTCAACTCGATGCCGCTCTACAACACCACAGATGAGCAGTACACCGACGAGTACGAAGAGGCTGAGTACAACATCATCGGGCGAGGTCGTCACAAGGAGTATGGCGACCGACTCGGAAACAACGGAACACTCGTCACGAAGATGCGAGACAAGTTCATCAGTGGTATCGCAAAGGTCAACTACGCGATCAACCCCTCGATGTGTACTCGTGACTCCGATGCTGCGGGTCCGACTGGCTACGTCATCGCAGGTAGTGGTACGACTGGAACGATCAGCAATGACTTCTACAACTCGACCGAGGTATTGCCGACACTCCGAAGCGAGACTGTGCGAATCACTGCAGCAGCGATGGGTACTGCCACGACGGACTACATCCAGATCTCGCGTGCGTACACTCTCGCTGAGATCCCTCCCGTTGTCACAGGTGACTCGATCACCGTGTCGTGCTGGGCGTGGACGCCTCCAGTTGCAGTCAACTATAACATCGTCATCGTGGCTTACAACGCTGCAAATGCAGTGCTCGGAACTTACGGTGACTTGGTCACACTGACTCCCCAGGAGTACTACTACGATCCGTCTGTCTCGACGAGTCCTGACTACGGCATCGGAATGACGGGTCAGAAGCTCGGACGCTACAAGACGACGTTCACGGTCCCAGCAAGCTTCGACCACTACACTGTATACTTCCGGATGCGCGGAACGGGTGCAGGTACTGCTGGTCTCCAGAAGTCTCTGATTGTCACCGGATGGCAGATTGAGACTGGCGCTACCATGACGCGCTACTTCGATGGAAACACCTTCGGAGCAACCTGGCGTGCCGGTAGCGAGCTTGGTTTCTCGGAGACGACTGGCTACTACACCGCACGTCAGCAGCGTCAAGAGATCATGGTCCTCAAGGCTCAGAAGTCTGAGTTGATTCTTCGCAACCCGTTCGGAGACACATTCCAGGTTGCGCCTGGAAACATCGCTGTGACACGCATCCCCGGCGTGGGCGCCAACGAGTTCGTCGATGTCTCGATGCCATACTCCGAGGTCGCCTTCTAATGCCTGCTATCGAGAAGCGCGTCGCTGACGTTCTCGCCAGCGGTGTAACTCAGGTCTCTCGGCGTGCCGAGATCTATGAATCTGATGGGGTTACACTCTTCAACGACACGCCGCGTCTCGTGGACGGAAACATCTCGGTTGACATGTCTCGTGCAGAGCGTCGAGCACTTGACATCACCTTCGACAACTCGGATGGATCACTCAACCACGATCCCTCGGGATTCTGGTATGACAAGGTCATCAAGGTGTTCCGCGGAACAAACTGGACTTCGACCCAGGAACAGCCGAAGATCATCATCGTCCAGAACCAGACAGACATTGTTCCTGACCTTCGTCGTGTCGGATACACAGACATCAACAGCATTGGGACAGCGTCGGTTCTCGGTGATCTGACTGACTACGACATCGCCATTGGGAACGCATCAACTGTAGACCTGACGCTGACCAACTCGTACATCCTCTCCCAGGCATATGACTCTGGGATGAGTGTCCTCACAATCAGTGATCAGGCTACGCAGTCCAGTGTTCCACTGATGACTGCCTCGGCGACCAAGACGCTTACCGAGACCTGGGGTGCCACGCCAAACGTGCTGGACAACTACTTCTCTGGGAGCTGGACGGCCTTCACGATGGGCTCGACGGCTACAGGGGTCGTCCCGACCGCGCTCCTAGCCGACGTGGTGACCGTGGGGGAAATGACTGCATCGTCCGTGGTCCGTCCGGTGCTATTCTATAAAGAGAATCGGCAAACCGGCGGTCGCTGGTTCCATATACAGCTTCCGTGGAACAGTAACACGGGTTCCAAGGTACTTCTTGCCAAGGTGATCGACTGGCTGTTCACCGCCAAGGGGGCACAGTCGTGGGAGACGCAGGTCGGTGAGTTCTGTATCGACCGAATTGTAGAGCCTCGATTCCCCAAGCAGATCAAGGTCACTGGACGGGACTACGCGAAGAAGCTTCTCGGTGCGAAGATCACTGACTCGCTGATGTTCTCTACGGGAACACTGGTCGATACGATCGTGCGCGCCTTGGCAGCCAACGCCGGGATCACCAAGTTTCACCTTGGATTGACTGGTGCTCAGATCAACGACGAGATCCTCTTCGAACGTGGCACTGAGCGATGGAACGTCATTCAGAAGCTCGTTGAGGCTGCTGGTGGAGAGGTCTACTTCGATCCAGGTGGTTACCTTTCGACTCGCTACCTGCAAGATCCGTACTTGAGTGCTCCATCGCTCGTGCTGGCTACGGGGAGCGTAATCGGTAACCTCGTGGACTACGAGAAGTCTTCCAACGACACTCGTATCTACAACCGTGTGGTTGTGACAGCAGACTCTGGATCTCAGGCACAGACTGGCGTGACGATGCAGGCCATCGCATCGAATACAGATCCCAACTCGCCAACCAGGATTGCAGTATCTGGGACGCCCGGTGGACTCAACGAGCGCACCTACTTCTACACGTCAGCATTCTTTACGGCACAGGCTCAGCTTGACAGCTACGCGCTGAAGCTGCTAAAGTTCGTGGCGCTAGAGGAGTTCGAGCTCTCGTTCTCCGCTGTTCCGTTCTACTGGTCTGACGCCGGAGACATTCTCCAGTTCGTCGATCCAGACGCGGGTGGCGATGAGCCAACGCGATTCCTTCTGACCAACTTCTCCATGCCGCTGGGCCTGGGTCCGATGACTGGAACGGGTAAGCGTGTGACTCGGGTAGGTGCCGCAACATGAGTGAGAACTTTGCTGACCTCTCGATGGCTGCCCGTATGCGGGAAGTCATCTCTGGTATCGTGCGCGACGAGCTCGACAAGGCTCGCGTACTTCCGAGGTATGGCAAGGTCAATTCTGTCGATCGCTCCAATAAGACTGCGATGGTACTCTTCGACGGTGACACATTTCCCGTCAAGGTTCGTGTGCCCGAGTACCTTCAGACAGCCACGGATACGATCGACTACGCGAACCAGCCGATCGTCAAGGTCGAGGGTTCTGGTACGAACACCTGGGTGACCGAGATCCTCTACGGTTCCAACTACCAGGCCAAGTCAAGGCTTTTCCAGCCTACCATCGTTGGGACCGACGGGGAGAAGCAGGCAGTTACGCACTTCGCGGGGCGTACATCAGGTATCCCAGCAATTGGTGGTGTCTGGATTCTGGGCTCCTGGGCGAACACAGGGAACGCTACCGCCGTCGACAGGTGTTTCTTCGAGCTCACTGTTCGTCGTGTCTCTACGGCAGCCCAGGTGTCAAAGAAGTACATCCTGGGAGTAAGTACCAATGATCTTGTTGGCCAGTGGTTCAAGCTGATTCCCAACTACACTGAGGGTGCTCACAACACAGAATACTTCGATGTCGATGTATACGGCGACGCTGGCATCCTCTCCTTCCTGGTACGCAAGACGGCAGGTGGTGTGGCAAACGGCTGGTACGAGTACGATCTCGTCATTCACGGCGAGGGTTACGAGCAGACTGCTGCCGCTGACGCTGCTGCTACCACGATGTACGATCCGACATACTCTGTCGACTCCATTCTGAACCCTGCCTTCACAGCGGGTTCAGGTCTTGCTCCAGAGCAGGCTATCGGATACCGCGCACAGTCTGTAATCAGTGGCGGTGGAATCCGAGGCTGGGACGGCACCAGTGTCTCCTGGGGAACTCGTTTCATCGCTATGGGGATTGGTAAGTCGTCCATCGTCCGCTCTGGATATTGGGACATCAACCCTCCGACCGCCACAACGCTCATTCCGGTCTACAACAAGCTTGGTGCGACAACAGTCACCCTTGGTACTGGATCTGTTCCGATGGCTGCGTGGGACACGCTCTATTGGGAGCCCCCACTCTGGACTACCAACACCTCGAACGATGGACTTCTCCACATCGTCAACTACACGAGTACTGGCTATCCATTCATGGTGCCATCTACCTGGGTGAAGATCTGCCAGATCAACGGTGACGACAACTCGTGTACTTGGTTCGACGGAGAGAAAACGACCCCGTGGACGGCGTTCTCCTACGGTACGAACGTAGTAGAGTACAGTGCAGCAAGTTTCCCGGCTCGCTACCGCAAGCACAATGGGCGAATCGAGCTTCGTGGTCTCGTCAAGGCAAATGCCGCTCTGGCTGCTGGTGCTACGCTCGTCACGATGCCTGCTGGCTTCCGACCGACGAATGCTCTTCTTGAAAAGGCAATGATCGGGCCTGGAAATACGATGACTCGCCTTGATATCTTCAGTACAGGTATAATCTCAACTCCTGTCGCACTCGCAATCAACACCTGGGTGAGCCTCGATGGCATCACATATGCCCCCGAAGCGTAGCGTGCTTGACCTGAACATAGGATGAACGCTACACTCCAGATTCTAACTTTGCCTGCCAGATGACAGGGGACCATACAAGATGTCCACCAACGAGGATGTCACTCTCGGTGAACTCGTGAGGCGGATTGACGGACTCGTAAAGCAACTCGAGGATCTCGTACGGTCGCTCGGCGATGACTACGTTCGACAGGATGTCTTCGACGAGTACAAGCGTTCGACTGTCGAGATCCACAGCCAGAACATCGAGCGGATCGCAAAGCTCGAGTCCTGGCAAGAGTGGCTCATTCGAGCCGTCATCGGCTTCGTAATCGCCGCTGTACTGTCCGCAGTGTTCGTGTTTGCCAACAAGGGCGGGGCCTGATGGCTGAGAAGTTCCTGAGCGACCTTGAGGTCGAATCCATCAGGGCGAATGCGCGCGCTGACTCACGACGGATGTTCACCGTCCTGATCACGGTCCTCGCCCTGGGTGCAGCCTCCTACACCTTCACGACCTGGCGTGTCAGCCAGGACTTCCGTGATGCGAAAGACCAACTCGAAGTCACCTGTCAGCTCCGCAACGACAACGTGACTTACATGAAGCAGGTCATCGGTGTCATCGCCGCGGATTCTGCTGACCCCGAAACTCGTCGGGTTCTCCTGAACACGGCGACCGAGCTGCAGTACGTCGACTGCGGCCAGACCTGAAAGGTACAAGTCCGTGACCGTTCTCACCGCAGCGCCTGGGCGCATGAAGGTCCGCAGCCTTCGCCCCCGCGCGCTCACGTTCGCGCTCGTCGCACTCGTGACCATCTTCCTCTCCTTCCTCGTCTTCGGCCTCACGCCCGCGCACGCGGAGGGAACCCAGCCGGCCAGTCCGGTGCTGCTCACGCAGCTCACTCCCCAGATGGTTGCCGGCCTCGTCGGTGTCATCATCCCCCTTCTCGTCAGTCTCCTCGCCCGAGCGAACGCCAATGCCGTACTCAAGGTCTGGCTGAACATCGTTCTCACGGGTGCTGCTGGTGCGGCGTCGGCCTTGGTGGTCAGCGATCCCGCTTCTGGGCAGGTGAGTTTCGGCTGGGTGCCGTTCCTGACAGCGTGGCTGTTCGCCTTCATCTCATCCTCTGTGACCTACCTCGGCGCGGTGCAGCATCTTCCGATCAACGACCTGCTGCTCTCCATCGGTGGCATCTTCGGCCAGAAGTCCATTCCTGGGCTGACCGATGACGCTGCCGCCCTCGCTACCGTGACTGACGCTGACGGCGTCACCACCCCTGCACAGGACGACGGTGCCATCACCGGCGAGGACTTCCCGCTCCCTGACGTCCCCGCCGACCAGCTCGACCCGGCTGTGGATGGGACGGACCAGTGACGACTGTCGTCGCCGGTCCCGCAGTCACGGCGCGCTGCAACGAGCAGATCCGGTCGGGACAGTCGTTCCCCGGTCTCTGCCTCAAGCGCACGCGCCTTGCCCTGGGCATCCCGGCCAAGTACCCCTCTGCCATCGCCGCGTGGCGCGCTGTTCCCCCGGCGCACCGTCACCCCGGCCTCGGTCCCGAGGGCTTCCCGCAGTTCTACAACATCTCCAAGTGGGGTCACATCACCAACTCGGACGGCAAGAGCGGCGTGTTCACGCAGCTCGGCGCACGGTCCCTGGTGACCAAGGTTGCCTGGAAGTTCTTCGCCAGGGGCCTCGGCTGGACCTCGGAGCTCAACGGCGTGCTGATCGTCTCGCCGCACGTCCCCACCAAGGCCGCTCCGACCCCGCCGCAGCACTCAACCCCCGTCCCGGCGAAGCCGGTCAAGGCTGCGTGGCACGGCGCGCACTACGCCGGTCTTCTCAAGATCGGCAGCAAGGGTGACGCTGTCAAGGAGCTCCAGTTCCACCTGGGCCTCAAGGTCACCGGTAAGTTCACGAAGCTCGAGGCCGCGACGGTCGACCAGTTCGTGAAGGCGCGCAACAAGAAGTACGGGCGCGGCAAGGCCGGCTACCTCGGCATCGCAGATGGAACGGCTGGTCCCAAGACCTTCCGCGCCATCACGGGTCACGCCTGACCCTCGCAAGCAGAACGGCCCCGGTTCTCAGTGGGGAAGCTGAGACCGGGGCCGTTCTATGTGTCACGCCTCTTGGACGACCAGCTTCTTCGTGCTGGCAACGTAGACCGGACCACCTACACCGACCGCCGTCTCAGATGCTCTACGCACCGCCGCTACGACCTGCGCCCGTGTCCACGGACCCGTTTCCCCCAACGCTCCGAGGGCCTCCGCGTACCCTGAACCTATCGCGCCCCGTTGACCGTGCGGGGTTACAGAGCCACCGGGGTCCACTTCTAGGATGAAACTTCCCCAACAGATCAGTAGCCCGATCTCGTATTCCTCGACACTGTGCTCGATCTTGAGTGCCCCGTTGTCCGTCATCGCCGTTCGAAGCTGAGGCACTAGCACCTTGACCCCGAAGCGCTCGATGTCCAGAGCTGAACCATCGGTGGGCCACTGTTCTGGCCACTCGGTCAGGTGCCTTGCGATCTGTGCTCCACGGACACTCCCGCAGGCACCGAACACGACCGAATCCTCGACCCAGATCTTTGGAACCTCGAGGTTACCCTTCTGCCATCCGTATGTGAACTCGGAGTCAGAAGCAATGATGATGCCTTCGTTCTTCGTGACTGCTGCTACGACGACGGTCACCGCTCAGTCCAGGTAGATCTTGTACTGCGCGGTGACGAGCCCCTTGTCGGGGTCGATGAAGTGGAGTCTCTGCGACGGGCGCGCGGAAGCTGCCATAGATACTGATGCGTAACGATTGTCAGATTCAGTACTGCCCGTGTAGAAGAGGCTACCCAGCCCGTTGCGGAACGGGTACTCAGCGTGCTGGTGGTAGTGGCCGACGTAGATGTCTCGGAACGGCCAGTCATGCGCTCCAGACTGCCACGACACAGCTGCCTGCATGAACGCAGCAGGGCTGGCGAACCCGTTGCGACCGATCTCATCTCCGTGAATGACCAGGGCACGGTAGTTGCCGATCTCGAGATGCTGGATGTCCTCTTCGCCGTGGTGCTCGTCCCAGATGACCCTCGGCTCGTTCTTGAGGTTCTGACGGGCGAGCTCGTAGACCATGCGGTCGATGTTGTCGCTGCGCGGGATGGCATCTCGCTTCGAGCCCATGCGCCCGTGGTTGCCCCACTCCGCGACGACAGTCACGGTGTTGTAGTGCTCCAGGGCTAGACGGATAACCCTCTCGATCAGCGCGGCGACGGTGACAAACTGCTTGAAGATTGTCGCGTCCACCTCGAAGGGCTGGGTCGGGAAGTTGAAGAGACCCTCGATCATGTCTCCACCGAAGGCGATGGCACAGTCATCAACCGGGTGGTGAGCTCGCTGGATCTCGGTGATGGCGACGGCCTTGCCGCAGAACGCCATGATGCGCTCTTCCATGACCTGACTGTTGTACGAGGTGGTCTTCTTTGACCCCTGCCAGTCTGTCATGTGCCAAAGAGCAGCCTCGGGTTTCCCCGAGGCGGATGAGTCTACCCGAGCCACGATGGGCTCATCGGACCACCTTGCGATGGCCGCGTCGTGGGCTCCCTGGAGAGCGGCCTCGACCATGCGATCAGTCTTCTCCTTGGCACGAACGAGTGCCTTGTTGGATCGCCCGAGGGCATCCTCGAGATCGGAGATCCTCTTGTCTGTCTCAGCCTTGCTCATACCACGGCTGAACGCAGAATCGGTCATCAGTCCTCCTGGTAACAGGAGCACTCGCGGTTGCGGTGCTCGCTGGCGCGGTTGCCGGAGACCGGAATCTTGAAGGTCTTCATGACCACGTCTCGGATGACCGACATCGGGATCGTCGAGTCAGCGAGCGATTCGTCCAGGTCTTTCATGCTTGCGGGGTCGAGCTGAAGAAGGGCCACCTGATACCAACAGGTTGGCCCGATCTTGGACTTGAGCGCTGCCTTGAAGGCTGACATGCCTTCGGCAGAGGAGGGAAGCTTTGGCGTCTTTGATGACGTCATGCTGTGGTGCCCTTCTCGAAGAGTGGGACTTGCCACGGCACAGAGTAGGGAAAGGTAAAGCCTAGGTCAAGCATCGACCCCGCGCGTTCACCTGGAGTTCATGATCCTTTTGATCTTGTCGCAGTCCGATTGGAGGATGCGAGTCAAGACCTGAAGCTTCCATTCGTGACGGGACTGCTTCGGTGAATCCTCTGGCCAAGCCAGGACGTGTTGAGTATGTCCGACTGTGATTCTGATTGTGCAGATGACAATGACAGTCGCTGTATACAATGCAGCGAACACACCCAGGACTTCTAGAGGGCTCATACCAGTCATCTCGGTAGAGGGCTCTTCGTCACACTTTCCTGACTAGGCTACACCTAGACTTGAGGTGTGTCAAGCGTCACAATCCGAAGCCGCTCTTGGGCTTCACGCTGATACTCGGCGATCCGCCTTCCTTGTAGACGAGGGCCTTGAGGAAGGGGATCTTCTCCGCCGGGACGTTGGGGTCTTTGAGCAGCTTGTCGAACTGCCCGATAGTGATGTTGCGCCCGCCGTACCGGGTGAAAAGATCTTCCCCGATGACTTGGGCTACCCGATCCGCGTCAACCTGCCTGTTGCCAGACTTCGTCGTCCACCGGGCCTCGTGGTTGACACCCGGCAGCTCGAACGCATCCTGCTCGCGTGCAGCCGTCTCGAGGTTGCGTGCGAGATCCTTCTTCAGGCTGTTGAGTGCCTTGATCCGGAAATCCACGCTGGCGTAGGCGTCGATCTGCTCTTCGAGGGACAGGGACATGATGCCACCTACAGAGACGTTCGATGCGAGCGTCGCACACGTCGCCTTCCGGATGCAGAAGGTACACTCGCCGTTGAGTGTCTCGGGAACGTCCTCGTCATCGGTGGCGATGATGCGCTCGGCCTCGCGCTTGATCCAGCGCCACGTCTCCGCACAGTCATCGGTAGAGAATGTGGTGCCGACCGGCTGGTGGCGAAGGAAGTCGAAGGTGACCCAGATCTTCGTGGCGTCGGGGTACATGATCTTGACCATCAGCGCATACACACGCGCCTGGACTGCGTCGTGCAGCTCTTCCGCGGTCAGCGCCCAGCGGTTGGACTTGTAGTCCACGACTCGGTAGACGCCCGGCTCGACGAGGTCAAGCCTGTCCATGATGTAGTTGAAGGGGATCTCGCCGATCGAAGTCGGGATCGGAAAAGACTGCTTGATCTCGACCGAGATGACGTTCGGCGGCTCAGTCCTGGCGTACCAGTTCTTGAGCATCTCCCAGCCGTCGTCGTAGAGGGGTCCGGAGAAGTCGCTCGTCTTGAAGGTGTCCCCGAATCCCATGCGGTACTGGATCTCGAGGAAGTCCAGCCCTTGCCAGACCTTCTCCTTCATGTACTCCGTGACGAACGCTTCGAGTGCGGCATGGCAGCTCGTACCGAGCAAGGCCGCCTCATTGTCAACCCTTGCGCCCCGGTCTACGTTCTCAGCCTTGTATCGCGCAAGACACCCTGCTGCGACCTTGAGCGAGCTGGCCGAGAATGAACGAGGCTGCATGTGTTACTCCCTCTTACTGAATTCGCCAGCCCACATGCCGTAGGCTGACATGGTCCGTTCCTTGTAGTCCTTGCAGGCCTTACGCACAGGACACCCGAAGCAAATGATCTGCGCTTCGAGTGCGATGTGTGTCTGACCCTTGGGTGGAAACCAGAGCTCAGGGTCATGCCCCTTGCAGGCAGCGTCGTTCATCCAGTCCGTACTCACGTCGGACTGGAAGAATCCGGCTAGGAGCTCTCTTCTTTTGGGGCCAGATCGCCGTCGTCAGGGTCCGTGATCTTCTCGGACTCCGCGTACGGGTCTGTGTCGTCCAGGTCAGCCGGTACGGGACGGAAGTCCCCTGGGCCACCTGGGATGAGGAATCCGAATGGCGAGATCTCCTGGACCCCGTCGAACTCATCGGACTCGAATGTGGGGACGTCCCCCGGTCCTACAGTCACTTCGACTCTCCCGATAGTGAGGGTGGGTAGTGCGTACAGGGGGATGCTAGCGGGTCGGGGCCGATTGTGGTAGTCCCCGACCCGCCATCGGCGTGTCTAGTCGAGACCTAGACCTTCCCCTTGTCCGGATTCGAGCTTCTGCTTGGCGAGTCGCCAGTTGGTCTCGTCGTACTCGATTCCGATAGCACTTCGACCGCAACGCTGAGCAGCCCTGACAAGGCTTCCACTCCCAGCGAAAGGATCGACAACCCAATCACCAGGGTCCGTCGAGTGCTTGATGAGAAGCTCCAGGAGGGGTAGTGGCTTCTCGTGAGGATGGATGAGCTCCGTCGGTCGAAGCTGCGGGGAGTGGAGGACGTTGTTGCGCCTCTGGTCTGAGCGTTCACGGTTCCCTCGCTTGTAGTAGAGAATGAACTCGCAGCCCATTCCCCACGAGTTGAGGTCGCCCATGCCGGGGCCATCCTTCTCCCAGACGAGCACCGCCTTGCGACGGTAGCCCTGAGCGCCGAACAGCTCGCGGGTGAACGTGAGCCACTCCTCGAGAACCTGATGGGCAGTCACGACGTAGATGTCGCTGTTGTCCTTCATGGCTGGGGCAAGGCTCGCCCACATGTCACGAAAGACCTTCATGGCCTGCTCGGGGGACTCGTCGTTGGCGATCTTGCGCGCGTACTCCTTGCCCTCCTGGGTCTTTGCCATGTTCGACTGGTTGTCGACTCCGAAGGGAGGATCGGTGATGAGGGACTGGATCGTGCCGGGCTTGAACTTCTTGCAGAGCTCGGCGTTGTCCCCGTGCCAGACGTCGTGATGAAGCTTTGCCACGGTTCTCCTAGAACGGGTTGGTGAAGTCGGGTGTCTCGACTTCTTCGATGGTCAGTTGCGGGGTTCCGTCGAGACGCTCCCAGACGAAGTTTGGGACCGAGTGGATGATGTCTGGAACCACCAGGGAGGGTCCGACTCCGATGATGATGCAGGGCACCACATCGGGGCCTTGGTCGATGATGCCAGCGTGGATCTCGTTGTTGTCTCGGTCGTTGACGAACAGGAGACCTTGGAGAGCATCCTCGGTCGCCTTGACCATGTTGGTGAGATCCGCCTCGTGCTTCCGGTGGGTGCGAGACTGCGCCGTCTTGTACTCAGCACGGTTGCGCCAGAACAGGAGAATCAGCTTCACCTTGCCCTCGATGACGGGGTGCGGACCCGTCCCGATCTCCTCGCGTACAGCTTCCTTGTACGCATCGAGTTGAGCGTTCCGACCGACGTACGCACTCATGCGACCCTCGGAGCGCTTGTAGCCGACTGGTCCGATGGCCCACGGCTCAGGGTTGAGCGCGAGGGTGTACCAAGTCATGTCATCCACGGAGCCAGCTCCATGCCGACGAGGCGATGTCCCAGATACCGACCATCAGCGCGATAGTCAGGAAGCAGAACACGAGGAAGCCGAAGATCCCCCACGCTACGTCGGCGTTCGAGAACACCGGGATCTTGAGATCAGACAGCGGGTAGTCGTCATCTTCAAGGTCGAAGACCCTATCTTGAGAATCCACAGCTCCTCCTCTGGAGTGTCCAGTTCCACATGCCCTTGCCGTTCTTCCACAGGGTCCAGAAGGCCTTGTCCTGCCAGTACTTGGGCCACGTCTGGATCTGCTTGTGCGCGAGCTTGATGTTGCCGATGGCCTTAGCCATCCTCTTCTGCCAGTATGGCGTCATCTGGTACGCGCCAGCCGCACCTTCCTTGTTGCGGACTGTGTAGTCACCGTTCGACTCACGCCAGACGATACACCTACGGATGAGCTCCCAGCGAGGGTAGTAACCCGGCCCGGTGTAGAGGCTGGGCTTGATTCTCAGCTCGTACTTACTGTCGATCCAGATCCTCTTCGCGGCGTGCGTGAGGCTGTCTGTGACCGGCAGGGTGCTAGGAATCGTCGCGCTGGGGGTGGTCCGCTGCGTCGGACCAGCGGGGGTAACAGAGGGCGTAGGAACCGCTACGGCGGTCGCTACGGGGCCAACGGTGGGCCGCTGGGACACCGGGGCCACCGTGGAAACCGACTCGGCAGCGGGGCTGCACGCGGCTACGGCGACAACCGCCATCGCTAGCGAGAGAAGGCGCCTCATTCGGCAGCTCCCCTCTTCGACACCCTGTCGTCGAAGAGCTTGAAGGCCTCGTTGGAGTCCTGGTTCAGCATGAAGTGAACGACTGCAAAGCAGTGCCACGCCGCGCACGTCAGGTGGTAGACAGGCTGGCCGGCGAGCTCGGTCATCTCGGCATCGAGGTCTTCACCGCGCATGTGCAGGTTGATGTGGCGACGAGCAGCCGCGATCGACTTGCTCCACTCGTAGCCACGCATCCAGTTGTTGTCGTCGTACTTCTTGGCACCCGCCCCGTAGAGGACTGCGAGGTTGTGCTCTGCGTCAGCCGGGATCAGGTCGAAGCGTCCGATCTTCACACCCTTCTCACCACCCGTGGACGACACACTGCGAACCTCGCCCGTGCCACCGACGATCTCGAAGAGCGGGTAAACCAGTTCTTCCTGCCCGATGAGCGTCAGGATGCGTGCGTACTCACGGATGCCGTCTACCCGACGACGCGCGTCGGGCAGATCGGTCTGGTTCCACGGGCGATCCACCAGGAACGTATCCACACCAGCCGCCACCAGTGCGTCGTAGTTGGAGAGCTTGTCCTCGATGAAGTAGTCCGTGGGGACGACGGTCTTGTCGCCGCTGAAGTGGAGCTCGTCGTAGTTGAGCTCATGGAAGTCAAGCCACTCGACCGTGAGTTGCTGACTGACTTCTGGTGTCGTCCCGAATGCTCGATCCGTGATGATGATGATCTCGTGACCGAGACCGATGATGATGTCGAAGGCCTCCTTGACGCCGGGGCGAACCGGGCCAGAGAACACGAAGCCAGCGTCGGCTCCGTCATGGCACATCTGGAGGAAGTCCTCCAGGGACAGGCCCCAGCCCTCGTAGAAGGCCCACTCCTTTGGCTCGCCGTGGGCGTGGAAACCCTCGGGGAACTCGTAGCCCTTGTGCAGCGCGTACCGGAGCAGGGATGCTGCGAAGTCGAAGCACACCCCGTCCAGGTCGATTCCTACTCGCATCAGTCTTTCCTCACTGCGATCCAGGCTTCGTAGCCCGATCCGCCGTCGATGTGTACGACCTTCATCAGGTGCTCAGGGTCGTAGTCAATACGGACCTGATCGGACGGCACCTTGTCTACCGCCTCGATGAGGTTGTTGGGGGCGAACTTGATGGTAACTCGTTCGTGCGTGGCCTGCCCAGGAACCTCGATGGCATCCATGAGGGCGGCCTCGGCGTCACTCATCATCACCACGACTTCTTCCCTGCCGATGATGAAGCTGAGCGCCGCCATGCGGTCGGACTGTACCACACCACGGACTCGGTTGGCAATCTCAAGCAGTTGTGCCTTCTTGAGGGTTATGGCCAGCGGGTACTCGGTGTCGAGCAGCTTGCTGAGCGACGGGTACTGACCGTCGAACAGCACGGTCGTGATCTGGGTGTGCTCGTCAGGCATGAGCATCATGTTCGTGCCCTCGGCGAACATCTGAACCTCACCCGTCTGTCGGATAAGTCCGCTCAGAAGGTTCGAAGGAACGATGATCGGCGACTCGAGGTGAGGTACCGACAGGGGGACACGCGCCAACCTGTACTTGTCACAGGCGAGCGCGTGCGTTCCGTCGAGCAGCACGCCAGCCCAGGGCGGCTGGTTGTCCTTGGCGGCAGCCCACTCGACCATCTCGAGCCGACCGCCAACGTCGGACGTGCCGACAAGAGCCTCGGTGTCGAACGGCTGCCACGTCGGGAAGTAGTCGATGTCGAGCAGGGGGATCTTGGCCTTGATGCGTCCCGAGATCAGCATGATCTTGCCATCCTGGTTCTCGAGCGTGCAGGTCTTGCCAGATCCGATCGGAAGGCTGCCCACGATCTGAGCGAACAGCTTGCTCGGGAGACGCCACTGGATCGGGTCGCCCTCGAAGAAGTCTGCCGTGATCCATTCCGTGTAGTAGATCGTGAGATCAGTCGCCCGAACACAGACGCTGTCCTCGCTGGCCTCGATGACGATGCCAGCAGCCTTGTCGAAGGACGATCCACGAGAAGGCGCAACACGGTCAGCCTTCTTGATACATTCGGCCAGCGCAGCGTTCTCGAAGGTGATCTTGCTCATGGCTTGTCCCCTTCACAGGCGTAGAAGCCAGGATCACCTAGCGAGGGGGGAACGAAGTGCGGCTGACGACCATAGCTGCACCACGGGTGAGTCTTGATGTGACTCTCATACATCTCGTCGAGAACCTTGTTACGAGGTGGTGGATTCGCAGCAAGGCGCTTCTTCGCCTTGATGCGACGCTTCGTCTTGCTCATCCCGCGGCCTGCGCGAAACTCGGGGTCTCCCATACGGGCAACTCCGTGAGCGACTGGAGCACGATGGCGTAGCGCTGTGCCTCGTACTTCTCGTTGTACCGGGCGATGAACACGAGCTCTTCACCCTCGAGGATCTCGACGTGGAAGAGACCCTCGGCCTCATCGTATGTGACTTGCAGCGTGATCGGAAGCACTACTGGTCCCTTCAGCCAGACACCCATCAGGTGCCGGCAGGCTTGAAGTCGTCGTCCCGCTTCTTGCGGCACAGCTCGCAGCACACGTTGCCGCCCTTGAAGATCTGCATCACGATCGGCTTCTTACAGATGATGCAGATGCCCTTGCGAGCAGCACGCTTGATCTTGGGGGGCATCAGATCTCCACCTCGTCGCCGACGAAGAGGAAGTTCTCGAGGTAGAACCTGTACTCGCTGATCGAGTCCTCGAGGTCATCGAGAACGCGGTGGTTCTTCCGGTTCACCGTGGCCTCCCCGATTCGAGCGTAGAGGCCGGGGTTGAGGATCTTGCAGAGCTCCTTGAGGGTGCTGATGTCGATGACCCTGTAGTGGAACAGGTTGTACACCTTGGGGAACCAGTACTCCAGGAAGCCCTGGTCGAAGCCGACGGACGATCCCACCAGCGGGGGCTTACCATCGCCATACTCGACGATGAACTCGCGGAGGAAGTCGATCATGTCGAGCTCGGCGGAGTGTAGGTCGATCGCTGTGGTGAGGCCGGTCTTGCCAGCCTGATCGTCCCAAAGTCCAGACCCGCGGTGGAGGTCTCGGACGAACTGGTCCTTCGATCCGTTGGGGGCAGACCGAACCTCCTTGACCCGTGGCTGGCACATCTCGTCGTGAATGAGCCACTTGCCCGAGCCCATCAGGGAACCGCCCTGGTCGGTGACGACGAGGCCGATCTCCATCGGAACGTCGAGACCGCTCTCGTCGAGACCAGTGGTCTCCATGTCGATCCAGAACATGAGTGTCATGAGTCCCTCTTGTACTTCTCGTTGTAGTAGCGGTTAACTTCGTCCTCGGAGACGTAGTAGTCGCGTCCGATCTTCATGGCGCGAAGTGTTCCCTGGTTGATCCAAGTGTAGATCGTTGGTCGAGATACCTTGAAGAGCTTCATCAGCTCACTTACTGTCAGGGCTTGGATTACCGTCACTCTTCACCACCCTCGTCTCCTCGGCCACGAGGCAGGCACCGAGGCACTTGCAGCACGATCCGCACTGGTACGCGCACATGCCGTAGTAGCAGGCGCCAGCACACTCAGTCATCGTCATCATCCTCGTCCAGCGCCTCAGCGAGACGACGCATCCAGTCGGGGTCGGTCTCGACGATCTCCCCGAAGAGCTTGTCCTTGACGCGCAGGATCTGGTTGACCCGTGACTCGATCGTGTTGCGGCACAGGTACTCACGGATCTGCACCGGCTGCGTGGTCGATGCTCCGATGCGGTGCAGACGGTCGATGGCCTGCTTGTTGAGCCCCGGCACGAAGAGCTTGTCGAGGAAGCTGCCGTACGGCGTGGCGGTCAGGTTGAGCCCGACGCCGGCGACTTGGAGCATACAGACCAACACGGCTGGTCCCTTGTGGTTCTTCCAGGCGTTCACGACACCCTGGCGGTCGTCCATCTTCACGTCACCGTGGAGCTGGTAGACAGCCACGCCGGGTGCGGCCTTGGTGATGCGCTGAACGTACGCCGCCTGTACAGAACGGAACTGCGTGAACTGTACGACCTTCTCGCCACGGGCGAAGAGCTCGATGTCGTCGTCCACAGCCAGGTCGAGCTTAGACGAGTGATCCTCGCCGGTGAACTCGAGCGTCGTTCCGCAGATCTGCTTGAGACGCAGGAACTTCGTGAGGGCGTTCTCGATGTCGTCGGCCTTGGCCTCACCGGCACGGTGAAGCTTCATGTCGTTGACAACCTCGTCGTAGAGCTTCTGCTGCTCAGGCAGCAGGTCCACGCGACGCTCGATGATCTGAACCTCGGGCAAGTCCAACACGTCCTTCTTGAGGCGACGGAGCATGACCCCGTGAAGGCGCTCGGTGAGCTCTTTCTCGTTCTTCACGCCGACGATCTGCTTGTCCTTGTAGCCGCCAAAGACTGCGTAACGGTTGACGAACGTCCAGAACTTCGGGTAGGTGAACGGGTCGATCTTGTGAAGCAGGCTCCACAGCTCATCGACGTGATTGAGCATCGGAGTACCCGTCAGCAAGAATGACCGGGTAGACGAGAGCTGGAGACACTTCTTGGTCCGCACAGCCTTGTGGTTCTTCAGGTAGTGCGCCTCGTCATAGATGGCGATGTCGAAGGCGAGCCGGTTGAAGTCCTCCAGGTGGGCGACGACCTGCTCGTAGTTGACGATCAGCGCCTTGGGGGTCGGGAGCGCCTCGTAGTCCGCGAGCTGCTTGCGACGAACCACAGGCGAGCCCGACAGGACAACATGGGGGATGCGGGTGAACTTCTCGAACTCGTCTGCCCAATTGCCCTTGAGGGTGACCGGGCACACGACGATGGCAGTCTTGGACAGCCCCATGACGATGTCGACTGCGAACACAGTCATCGCCTGAAGTGACTTGCCCAGGCCCATGTCGTCGGCCAGCAGAAAGTTGCGCCGCTTGCAGAGCTGACGAATGCCCTCGATCTGGTGCGGATAGAACTGCACCTCGTCAAGTACCCAGGGTTCCAGGGAACCTCGCGCGGTTGCCTCAACCATTACTCGATCCCCTCCTGTCCATTTCGCGTCGGTGCTCCAGAAGAGACTCTCGCCCCGCTCGCCAGCCGAGCATGTACTCGTCGAACTTGCCAGCGGGAATCTCGGTGGCCTTATGGGGCTCTTCGGACTCGATGCCATTGCCGAATGCTCTGTCCCTCGCGATGTCGAACCACGTCTTAGAAGCTGGCAAGACGTATCACCGTGTCCTCAGACTTGGAGTATGTGTACGGCAACATCTCCTTCGTCCCGTCAGGTCGCTTGGCTTCTACGACGTACGGATCGCAGTATTGCGCGATCTTCGTGAACTTGTCAAGCGCCTCGTCGTCACACAGGAACTCCTGTGTGAGGTGACACATCTCGAAGCGGTGGTCGTAGTAGATGTAAGTCGTCGGACGGTAGCGCGGGTCGCCAGCCGGGTGAAGCCCGTTGGCACCTCCGAACTGCCAGTCGTCGGGAAACTCGTGGACGTGCGGCGGGTCGTAGTGGCACTCGATGATCTGCATCAGTCGCTCGCCTCCTCGGTGAATCCTGAGGTCGATCCGCTGGACGCGACGTAGCCGCAGATCCACAGCGCCTGGAACTCGCTGAAGCCGCCGTTACGCATCGTCTCGTAGAGGCCGAAGATGATGATCCCGGCTTCCTCAATCGGACCCGGCAGTACTCCCGCCAGCATCTGCTCCGCTGTCTGGCGGAACTCCGACATCTCGTCCATGTGACTTCCTTTCGTGATCCTTGCGACGGCAGTTGCAGATCATAATCGTTGTGTATGACCTGCGGAGCTCGTCTATGCAGTCCTCGCAGCGGTCGATCCTGCAGGACGTACAGACGAAGGTGGGGGCATCCCCCTTCTGGTCATGCCGAGCCATGTTACATGCCCGGCACGATGAGCTTGGGTGTACGAGCCTTCTCGGCGCGGTCAGCCGCCATGTTCCGGACCACCTGGAGCGTCTCCTGGAGCTGGAGTCGGAACTCCTCCTCCCACGTCAGGCGCTCCTGCCAGAGCTGAATCTCCGTGAGGATACCAGCGGTGAGGAGGAAGTCCATGAAGTGCTCGAGGCGAGCCGTCATCGGCTCGATGTGTGCTCCCAGCTGCTCGATCTGGTTCACCATCCCCGCGTTCTGGACTCGCAGGAGGACTGCCCTCTCCGCGATCGGCTGAATCTCCTCGGGGAGATCCGTCAGGGCTACTGGCTCCTTGGTCATCGGGCAACTCCGGAAGGTAGACGTCCACGATAGGACGAAGGTTGGCTTGCTGGAAGTGTTCGAAGATCTTGTGAAGCTGGATGTCGTACCAGAGCTGGTCGTAGATCGGGGACGACTCCTCGAATCCCGACACTACAGAATCGTAGATCGGGGTGGCCTCAGCCATGCCCTGCCTTGAGGAAGCAGCCGTGGCAGGTATCGGGCTCGCGCAGCATCCGGTCTGCAATCGTCGGGTAGCCGATGCCGCACAGGGTACAGACGAACCCGATGAGGCGCGCGCTGTCGGTGTCGCGCAGGTCGTCGAGGTTGTACTTCGCCATGTTCTCGAGATCGGTCTCAGTGAGATCACCGAACTCGTTGACGAAGGGCGCGGACTGGATCGGAGCCGTCGGGGAGATGAACTCCGCGACGTTGTCTCCGAAACCCTTGAGATCTTCGATGGCCTCGTCGATACTGATCTGGCCGGGAACCTCGGGCACGTCGTCCTCCTTTGGTGCGTTGGAGTTGGCGAGGTCTTCGAGAGCCGCCATCTCGTGACGCTCCTCGCCGCAGTGCTGGCAGCGTCCACCGGCACGGAGCCTGGTGTAGATGAAGCCGTCGAAGAATCCGACAGCCTGGGTGCTACTCGCGGCCATGTGAAAGACCGTCCGCAGCGTGACGAGGTCGGGGTACGACAGACGATCGAAGAAGTCGTCGATGTCCATCTGTGTGATCGTTCTCATGTCCTGCTGCTGCTGGATGAGCATCTGCAGCTCCTCGGGCAGCTCGCCCATGACAAACTCGAACTCAGGCATTGCGCTCCTTAGAGCAAGGCGCCCCTGCTGTGGGCAGGAGCGCCTTGCCGGGTGAGGTCAGAACGGGAGGTCGTCGTCGTCGGGGACGGCGACTGCAGCCGGAGCTGACGGGGCGGCGGCAGGTGCCGGAGCCGGGGGCGGGGGAGGAGTAGCAGCAGCCGGGGCAGGCGGCGGCGGGGGAGTTGCAGCAGCCGGGGGCGGCGGCGGGGGTGCCGGTGCGGCCTGGGGCTCAGGCGTGACGGCGGGTGCCGGTGGGGCAGGCGGCGGGGGCGGCGGTGCAGCCGGTGCCGGTGCAGCAGGCGGGGCGGGAGGAGCCTCGACGGTGGCCTCGACGACAGCCGTGGTGGCCGGGTGACCTGCCCACGGGTCGACGGGGGCCTCAGCCGGAAGCGCACTGAGCGCCGCCGTCTCGTCGTAGCCCTCGGCGGGACGCGGGGGCTGACGCAGGAACTGACGCACCTGCTCGGCCTGGACCCCGTAGTCCGGCCAGACCGAGCGGTCGGTCTGCTCGCCACGGGTGAACGTGGGAACGCTGTAGTCGACAGACCCCTTGTGCTCCTGACGAAGCGTGATCCGCGTCGTGCAGGTGAACATCGGGATGCGACTCGAAGCGAAGTGCGAGATGAACAACTTGCTCGGCTTGATGGACGACGACTGGAGCGTCATGACTGCGGGGAACCAGCTCTCGCCATCGTGGTAGAGAACAGCGTAGGTGTGCTGCTCGCTGCACAGTGGCTTCTCGCGGTTCGCGCCCCACTCCTTGAACTTACACATCGAGCACGGGAGAGTGACGTGGCCGTTGAGGTCGTTGTTCGGGCCGTACGAGGTCGGGTCGAACACGCTCTGCTCCCAGGGGAACTGGCGGTTCTTCGGGACGTCGTCGCCGATGAGCGGGAAGCCGTGGTCGAAGTCGGTCGACTTACACATGGGCTTCTCGCCCTCGTCCATGTCGTTGCCGGGACGCCAGAACACCCGCTGCTTCACCAGAGCGAGGGCGATGATGTCGAGGTAGTCGTACTCGCGGTTCGAGATGCTCTCCCGAAACACGTTCTTCTTGTGGTCGATGCTGATGCGCGGCATCTGGATGTCAGTGTTATCGACATCCTCCAGGCCGGGGACTGCGCCGCCCCACTCACCCGCATCGGTCGTTGCGACTGTCATGTACGTCTCCTGCTTCTCTGCCTTGCTCTGACATGCGACCAGTCTTGTGACAGCCGCAAGGATGTCGTGCGGGTCCAACCCTACCGAACACGCACGACGAACACAAGCCCCACTTTACTATCGGCGGCTTCTAGTACGCGGAGATAGAGACTCGCTCGTAGAACTTGAAGCCCTTCTTCCTCATCCACCTGATGAGCTCACCCTCCGAAACTCGCCATTCAGGCTTGTCCTCGGGTGGTGCGATGTTGCGAGCCAGCATCGTGTGCTTGTTGGGAAGTCCAATCGAACGCCCCTCGTAGAACAGGTACCTCGTCTCTACAGACAAGACCTGAACGCCGATGATGCCAGCGATCTGGTCAGCCGTATAGAGGAACGGACGAGGCGGAAGGCCAACGAGCTTGGGATTGAAGGGCCTGACGGGTTCGTGGTTGGGATCGTACTCGGGAACAGGCTTCTCCTCGTTATCCATCGCAGTCCCGAAGGATCTTCATGGCGTCGCGTACGCCTTCGTTGTAGCCCTTGGCGTACGGGCCGTCGAAGCCGCGCAGCAGGAGCTCCTGCATCCTGGCAAACGCCTTCATGCGAAGCAGGTTCGCGGACAGGGGTGGCTTCATGCCGAGGGCTGCGTAGCCCTTCTCGGTGAGCTGGATCATGCGCTGCTTCGCCATCAGTTGCTCGCCATCTTCGCCATGCGCTCGGCGTTGGCCTTGAGCTGCTCACGCAGGATCTTGTCACGCTTGACCCACGACATCGTGAGCTTCTTGCGCTGGGTCACCTTGCGCTTGCCACGACGCCGGCGACTCGGGCCAAGGTCGAGGATGACGACGGGGTTGTGCTTTGGTGCCTCGAGAACGCTGAGGGGAGTCTTCTTGTGCGAAGCCATTACCGGCTCCTTCCGAGTCGTTGGGCGGTGGTTTCCATGCGGGTCTTGCGCTTGTACTTGTCCTTCATCGCTTCGAGTCCTTCGGCGAGACCTGCATCCGTGTAGCGGACGAAGCGCGACGGCTTCTTAGCAGTCTCGGCAAATCCGTACGAGACCCACCTGTCAAGGACAGCAGTAATCGCGCCCGTCGACGGTGGAAGGATTCCTTTGGACTTGGCGATCTCTTCGCTGATCCAGGCTGGGGTGCAGTAGCCATCTTCGTCTTCGATGATGAAGATGTCGATCGCTCGCTTGACATCGTGCTCCAACTCCCCTCGGGCGGCGCGACCGGACGCCGTGGGGGCGAAGGTGCGTGCCATTGCGGCGGGTACGAGCCCCGGTGCGGGGCTCTCGTAGCGGGGTTGGGTGTCGGTGCCACCGATGTCGGAGAGGACGTCTACGGGCACCACAACCGTCCGCTCGGGCATGACAAAGGTGCGCTCGACGACGTATCCGGAGTTGTCTTGGACCAGCCTTTCCATCCCCATCTCCGAGAACATACGGTCGTAGACCGCGTGACACTCGCAGGGACAGATCTTCCAGAGCAGGCACGACCGTACCGCGTTGCCGTTGAAGGAAAGCTTCTTCTCTCCCTCGTGCCAGCCCCCGTTACAGAACCCCGTCTTGAGCTTGCCGACGTGGTTGGCCTTGTTCGTGCAGAGGAGGTCTCGCCCGTCCTCGTTCACGATGATGCCAGGACACTCGAGCGTCTTGCCCGTGTTATCCTTGACCTTGCCCTTACAGGCCTTCATCTTTGGCTTGGGAGGCATCAGTCCTCACACCCGCACTTTCCGTTGAGCGCCTTCTCCTGGTAGCAGCCGAGGCATAGAACCCCGACCTTGGGAGGCGGTGGGCAGACGAAGTGGACAACGTCTCGATCAGCTGTCCAGGTCGCCTCGTCATCGACGTTGATGTCCTGCTCACAGGCAGGACACTCAGTCTTGTAGCGCGCAGCGAACACTGTCACAGGTCGAGTCCATTCGCTCGGGAGTAGAGCCTGTGGAGCTTGTCCTCGAGTAGGGCAAGCGCCTCGCCTTGGTGATCGGTGAGGTGTTCGATTGCTCCGAGTGCCGTGACGGCCACGTCGAGGAGCTCTTGAATCACCTTGTCCATGTCGTTCGTGACACCCTTGCGAGGGTTCTGACCCGTCGCTCCGATGTAGGCAGAGATGACCTCGCCGGCCTCTTCGGCTACCTTGGCGAGACGTCCCCAGGTCACCGCCTCGGGGTCACGGTGCTCGTTGCCCTTGTCGATCCACTTCGAGAGCCAGACAAGGTCAGCCTCGGGTCCGAGGATCGGAAGGTAGATCCCAGCACACTGGTTGAGGTTGTCCTCGCCTGTAGAGCGAAGGTCTCGCCACATGTGGCCTCGGTGAGGAGTGGTCTGCAGGCAGTCGAGTTGCTTGGCGCTCACGTCAGATCAACACCCTTCCGCATCTTGTCGATCCCGACGCCGGTGTAGACCTGTGTAGTCTCGACGCTGCTGTGGCCGAGCAGCTCCTGGACGAGACGAATATCCATCGTCTTGTCGTAGACAGCCGTGGCGAACGTGGCTCGCAGATCGTGGCTGCTGATGTGGCGCTTGAGGCGTGCCTTCACACCCAGCCGGGTGATCGTACGCCGTGCGCGTCGGTCTGTCATCCCTACGACCGGCGTACCGGGGCCAGCGATGAAGGCGCGTGCGACAGGTGCGCTCAGTGCGGTCCACGCTTCGACGGACACCGGGACGATGCGGGACTTGTCACCCTTGCCACGGATCGTGAGGGTCATCTCGTTCATGTTGATGTCCTCCCGAGTCACGGCGAGTGCCTCGGCGATACGGCACCCACAGAAACCGCACAGGGCGATGAGAGCGGCTTCCTCCTGGGTCTTGCTGTAGAGGATCAGCTTCCGCACACCGGCGATGCCTTCGGGCAGCGGGTGTGGCATGGACTTGGCGGGTGTCGGTGTCGAGTACTCCTCGAGCGTCGAACCCCAGCCTGCCCACTTTGCGAACGTACGGAGCGTGGTGAGTCGCCGGCCTGTGGTCTTGGGTGCGACGACGCGCCTGTTGGTCTGGAGCCAGTCCAGCGCTGCGTCCTCGAAGTCATCCTGGTCGAGGCCGGTCGGGTGGAGCAGGAGGAACTGTGCGAGATCGGAACGGTAGGCACGAGTCGTGTGCTCACTGCGCCCCCGCTGGTCGAGGTAGACGACGAACTTGTCTGCGCTTGCTGCGTCGAGTCGATCGGCGCGCTGTTCGTTTGCCATGTCTTTCCTTTCGATCGGTGTCGAAGTCAGTCTTTCATTCGCCATTTGGCTTCGAGATCTTCTTCCAGTGTGGCCTTGCGCGTTGGCGCAGTCCAATCGTAGAAGTAGTGCTCGTCCTTCAGGAGACAGTCGCGGCACAGCCAAGCGACGTTGGTCGCCTTCTTTGCGCTGGAACCTTCTCCCATCGGTCGGAAGTGGATCTGCTTGACTGTCAACAGATCGCGCGCTTCCATGTCTGATCCCGCACCGGGCTTCTCACCACAGCGCGTGCAGCGGTAGTCGTACTTGCGACCCTTCATTTCCCCGCCCAGGTTGGCTTCTCAACCTCGGGAACGAGGTCATCGAAGTTGATCGTCGTTGCGCCCTGGCTACACTCGAGACACTGACCTGTGGTCAGGATCGAAAGCATCTGGCGCATCCGGTATGTGTCGGTTCGCACATACGTCATTGCGTTCTTCCAGGCCTGCTCCTGTACGAGCCCGTGACGCTGGGACTTGCAGGGTGAGCCGAGCAGGTGATCGCGTGAACGATCTTCGAGCCAGCCGTAGACCATGTACCTGATGGCGTCGATGCCGTCAGACTTGTTGAGCCAGCCGATGAACTCAGCGTCGACGATGTCTGTGTTGGCATAGACCTTGTGAGCGCCAGCCTTGTTCCTGCGCTCCAGGTCGATGAACACAGCACAGTCCATCTGTCCATTGCTGAACATCGGCACGTCGATGATGAGAACCTTCTCGGACTCGTCACGCGCGATCTGTAGACGGGTCTGAAGATGCTTCACGTCACGCCGGTTCTTGACTTCATCCAGAGCGTGCTCGCACCACTGCGAGTTACACTTCATGCAGCAGAGCTGGTGATGGTCGGCAGCGTTCCAGCGCCAGCCGAGGATCTGGTCCTCTTCCGTCACAGTAGCCACCTCGCATCCTCCGGATTCATGCCGAGCTCCTTGCTGATGATCTTGCCAACCCGACGGTAGTCACGACAGTACTGTGACCAAAGAATCGGATGCCTCAGTGCCATGTGGTTCTGGATCTGTGCCAAGTGCTTCGGCTTGGGCGGCGTTGACTGCCCATCCTTAACTTCAGCGAACCAGCCCTCAACCTCCGGCTGTGTCAGTTTGCGAGGCTTTGTCATCTCGCCTCCGCTTCCAGAACGCCACCCGCTCCGCGCGGGATGCAGGTGACGACAGTTGTGAATGGAACTCTTCGCGAGCTCCATCAGACATGATGGGTTCCAGCGCACGAAGCGCTGCGATCTCGACGAGGTCATCGTCGGTCAACCGCGAGATGTGAGGCACGGCGAGTTTCTTGATGACGGGCCTCACAATCACTCGGGGCTTGGGAGCGGGTGCTGAAGCTTCAGGCTTCGGGGGTTTCGCCGACTTCTGTACAGTTAGCTTGGTGGGCTTGCCGCACACGCAAGGCACACTGTCACAGATCATACAGGTGTCAACCTTGGACACCTTAGCCATCTTCACCTCCAGAATGCTATGCCTAGTCTATCACACCCTGGTCAGTTTGTCCAGAGAAACCTTTACTGGACTTCCGACCACACGCTCTCGATCTGGGCTTCTGGTACGCCGTACATGCGTGCGAGCTCTGACGCCGGGAAGAACCCTTTGCCGTTGATGATCCCCGCGCGTTCTGTGTCGTTCAGCTTTTTACCGGTTGCTGCTCGAGCAGCGATTCCTCCGCTGCTCGCTGAGCGAACGCTATCGGCGCCTTCCGCTAGCGTCCTTTGGGCAGGACCCTTGTAGACGTCTCCGTAGTCAGGCAGAACGTACCGCTTCGATGCGATACCAGGCGTGTCGTAGTACCGACCTGCCTCGCGCTCGTTGTACCGCTTGAGCGCCTCGGCGCTGACTTCCTTCGGGGTCCGGAAGTGCGGCGTCATGAACTTCGCCAGGACGAAGGCGAGCCCTTGGGCGTACGCCTTGTGCCACTCGGCCTCGACACCGTTCGGGTTCTCCTTGAGGTACGTCACCGACACGTCGAGTTGTTCCCAGACTTCTGCAAGCAGGCTCATAGTGTACTCCGGTCCATACGTCGTTGTCCCACAGTTGTTCGGGCAGCCGTGGTCTGCCGTCACCCGGTCGAGCGCCTCCTGATCTTTCATGGAGACACACATGTAGCAATGCTCGACCGGGCAACGGAAGACGAGGCTCACAGGATCTGGAGGTCCGTGACGTACAGGACGATGTCGGCCTTGAGCAGGTGCTCGTCGACCAGCTTGTCGAAGTCCATGCCGTGCTTGTCGTCGCCGTAGACGTTGGGGCCAGTGATCCACCAGCGACCCGCGGCCTTGATGGAGACGTAGTGGTAGGTACGCGAGCTGCGGAAGAAGGTGCGCTCCCACTGGATGATACTGCCCTCGTCGTAGTCCGAGTCGACGCCGATGTCCTCGCGCGTCAGCTCATCGGTGTCGGCGAGTGCGATCTCGATCTGTGCCATGTGAAACTCCAGGGTTGTTGAGATGTACGGACTTACTTGATGCCGAGGGCGCGCTGGGTGTTGACGGCGCGCGTCTGCGACGCGAGGGTGAAGAGGTCGATCCAGCACCCGATGGTGAACAGACCGAGGGTGAACAGGTACAGAATGCCCCTGCCCGACTTGCCGAGGTAGAACTGGTGGGCTCCGAAGATGCCCAGGAGGAAGAGCCACAGGTACGCGACTCCGACAGACTTCTGGCGACCGGCTGCGAAACCAGTCGTGCCGTTGTTGATGGTGATGCTGTGGCTCATAAGAACCTCCTTGGAACGAAGGACTGCCCCGCCATCCGTCGCGGGAAGGGCGGGGCAGTCGCTACGAGTGGTCCGATTGGAACCTACTCGGACTCGGTGTCGACGATCTCCGCGTCGGCGGACTCGTCGGACTTGGCCGGCTTCGGGTCGTGGTTGTGACCCAGGTCGCTGTGGTCGAGCGAGGCGTGGTACTTGAGCGCGGACTCCTCGGTGGCCTGGTTCGCCCAGGAGAGGGTGACGCCGTGGCGCTCGATGAGGTGCGTGCGCGCGTCGCCGTGGGTGACGACCTTGAGCGACTTCGCCTTGATCGTCTTCGGCTTCTCGGGGACGTAGCTGACCATCTCGATCTTGTCGGCCTCGATGAGCTCGGCCTGCGTGCGGCCCTTCGGCTTGAGGAGCAGGCCCAGCTCGTTGGCAGCCACAACGGTGCCCTCGATCTCGACGGCGAGCTCGCCCTTGTCGTTCGCCTCGTCGAGGTTGACGGTGACGATGACCTTCTTCTCGTTGTACTGGAGGAGGTCGATTCCCTGCATGTCATGTCCTTCGGTAGACGGTCGGAGGTCTGTATGACCCCCGTAGGTGGGTCCGTGCGCCACGCTAGCGGGTCCGTTCGGTCCCAGCAAGCCCAGGCACGGGTCGATATTCTATCGGCGCAGCGTGCGTTCTAGTGGAGCACGCCTTACCAGTAGTGCTTGTCGTGCAGCTCGCAAGGCCGGGGACGTAGACAAATGTATCTCTCGCCTCGAGACGAGATGCCTACGAAGAAGGTACACTTCCCCTCCTTCCAGCTCTCGTCCTCTTCCTCTGTGAGATCGTCTACGTCTGGAACGGGCAGCGGTGGGCCACCCGCCCCAGCACAGTAGGTGATCTCCCAGGTGATCTTCTCGTAGCCGTGGAGTCGGAGCATCCCATCCTTGGTCAGGGAGAGCTCCTTTCCACACTCGGGACACATACCTGTCATGCGAGCTTCTTCTCCAGGTGATGGATGACCTTGATGAGGTCACCGTCGTCGTGGACTTCGACGGTGTCGAGTCCGTGCTCACGAGGCGAGTCGGTACGGATACCGACACCGAGGAGTGCGTAACCCTTTTGCGCGCAGGTACGGATCTCGCGCTGGAGGATCTCGAGCTCCTCGTCGTGGTTCTCGGCAGGCATCTTGCCGTCCGAGTAGTAGAGGATGATCTTGTCGGTTGCCTTGGACTCGTCGGCACGCTTGCGGAGGAACTCCAAGGCGTGACCGTCGAGGTTGGCAGACGCACTGCCCAGCTCCTGGAGACGCTGCTGCGTGTGCTTGTCCCACGCCTCGCCGGCCTCACGGATCGGGTAGATCTCCAGCATGATGCCTGACTCGCGGCCAGACAGGACGTTGTCGTACTGGCCGGAGTGAGCGTAGATGCTGAACGGGATACCGAGTCGATCGAGCATGTTGGCCTGCGCCATCACGGCTCGCTTCTCCAGCTCGATGTTGGTTCCGACTGTGGAGCCCGACACGTCGATGCCGATCACGACGAAGTAGTTGCGCTTGCCCGGCAGGGTCTTCTTCTTGAAGAGCCGCTCGTCACCGTGGAATGCGCGCCTGCCCAACACCTTGGCGTTGACCTTGCCGGACTTCAGGTTGCGCTGGTTCTTGCCGCGAGCGTTGTCCTCTAGGACGACTCGCAGCTTCCCAAGCGCAGGCCCGATGACGGACTCGGGGATATTGAGGTCGTGTGCCTTGACGTAGTCGTTCCAGGAGCTGGTGGACGACCAGGCTTCGTTGCCATCGTAGTCTCCGTAGCCAGCCAACGGCTCGGGAACACCGAACTTGTGCCACCGTACGCCGTTGACAAAGCGCGACTCGGTCTCGAAGTAGATCGACTGGTTGATCGCTACTCCGACGGCCTTCTCGTAGTCGCCCTCCTGAACGGAAGATGGCGGGTCAGCGTGGTCGCCGAACTGCTTGAGGGCTTCCTGTGCTTCCTCGGGCGTCCCGTAGTCAAGTGCCGACTTCCCATCGTTGTTGGGGTTGTCGAGCAGCGTGACGCCTGTAGCGTCATCCTCGTCATCGGGGTCGCCCAAGTCACCGTGGGAAGTACCCTCGCCGTCGCCCTCGTCGTCGTTGACAGGGTCGTCAGGGTGCTCCGGAACCGGGGGTGACGCACCCTCTGTAGGCTCCGCGCCCGGTGTGTCGCCGGAGGGGTCGCTGTACGCCCCATCCCCGCCCTGTCCCCCCGCTGTGGGGTCGCTATCGGCGTCATCCCCGAACTCCTGGCGCTCGATGTCGCCTGTGCCGGAACCAGATTCGTCCGACCCGTCCGAGGAGTAGTCGTCGTCGCTTACATCGCCCTCAGAATCGTCTTCTGCATCTGTCGGGCTACCTGCTTCGCCGCCAGTGGACTCAGATTCCTCACCGGAGTCATCGCCAGACGGGCCTGCCTCGCCTTCTTCCGACGGCTCGTCAGACGGATCTCCATCTTCTGACTCGTCGTCAGCTGATTGCTCGGATGGAACAGCATCGCCATCGCCCGACTCATCGGAAGCGTCATCTCCGCTGCCGCCCTCGTCCATGCTGTCGTCAGCAGCGTCAGATCCGGGGTCTTCGGATTCTCCTGACTCTCCGTCGTCATCGGACTCTCCGTCGTCTCCGGCGGTTGCGTCGTCAGGCTCATCTTCAGATCCCTCACCTGTATCGGGGGAAGGCTCCCAATCCTCAGAATCGCTATCTCCGCCCTCCTCAGACTCTCCGGCATCGGGCTCGTCGGTGTCGAGCTCATCTGGCTCGGACTCGTCGGAATCTCCTTGTTCATCTGTCTCCTCGGGCTCTTCTTCGGGCTCAGGCTCGGGTTCTGTGTAGTCCACGTCAGAGGGGTCGATCATAAACCCCATCTCGCGGAGGCGCACAAGCACGGGGATGCTCAGCGTGTAGACACCCTTGGCCGAACGCACCTGGCTCATCCCCTTGAGGATGCGAGTGAGCTCGGGATCTTCGAGTGCCTCGATGATCTGCGGGGCGAACCAAGTCTCGTAGTCGTAGCCCGAGATCTTGGCGAAGATACCCACACAGATCTGTGCGTTCAGCGGCTGCTCTGGCCAGCGAACTGTCTTGACGCCTCCGCGGCCATCGCTGGACTCGAAGCCGTTGGTGAAGATCTTCTCGACCAGGGCTTCGAACATGGTCTTGACGCCAGGGCGAGCCTGGAACATCAAGGCGTTGACACGCGAGTCCTCGAGTGCGTTGACCAGCGTCGGCAGGTACGGCGAGACCAGGCTGCTGATGTTGAGCCAGTCCCGCTTCTTGTAGTACGGTGCCATCGCTACTCGGTGAGCAGTGCCGTGGCCCCACTCGCCGGCCTGGTCGGCTACAGTCTTCTCAATCGCACGCGCTACACTCTCGGCGCTGGGCACCTTGAAGGTGCCGTAAGCGATGTGAGCGATCTCGTGGTAGATGACTGTGAGGATGTCCTCGCGCAGCCTGCACGCATCGCAGATCATCTGGCCGTCGTCACCGCGCCGGTCGCAGAGGCGACGGTCGTGCTCGCGCTCCTCGGCCAGCTCGATGGGCGGTCGGAAGAAGATCTTCTTGCCGTCGGTGCTTCCGTTGGACTCCTTGCTCAGGACTACCTGCACCGCGTCGTCGCCGGTGAGGGCGCGAGCGTATGCGCTGAGCATCGGGAGCATACCTCGGAACACCTTGACGGCACGCTTGGCCTTGTCGGAGGTCGTGTCGAGAGTGCCGGTGCGGGAGAACGTGTCGGTACTCATACGCCTCCCTCCTGACAGAGTGGGCAGTCGTCACAGGCGCTCGGTTGCGTCTGCATCCAGGGACCGTAGACATGGTCGATGTACCAGTCGAAGACGAACTCCGGAACTGGTGGACAGACTAGCCATACGATCTTGTGTCCAGTTAGGACGAGCCAGCGCTTCATCACCAGCTCCTATCTCTCTTGGGGATCGCAGCCTGCTGGCGGCGATCAGCGTTCACGATGGAGACGTAGTGGCGCTGACAGGTGGGACGCCACTTATGGCCGTCCCAGACCTGTACAGTCGCGTGCGACCCGCAGCGCTCCTCGCCCCACACGAAGATCCCGATGGAGATCTCGCAGGTAGCGGGAAACGCCAGGTCACGAGTCTGAACGGACATCGGCGATCACCTTCGGCAGTATAGCCTTGCGGATCTTCTTGAAGTGCTCGAGCTCCTCGTCGGTCACACCGTACAGGTGCTGGGGCTGAGTGCGCGAACCCGACTGGTAGATGCGCTCGCCCATCATCGTCACGGCAGGGCCGTTGGACAGGTGGAACGTGAGGCGGGTGATCTCGTAGGCGTACGTCTGTCCGCTCTGCTGCACCTCGTAGTGGAACCACCGCGACTTGGGGTCAAGGTGGACGACGACGGTCGTGCTGACGAGCATCTCGATTGGACGGTCAGGAATGTCTCGAGACCACTGCTTGTCCTTGGGGTTCATGCTTCCTCCTTCTCCCATCGACCATCGACTGTGAGTTTCTGAAGTATCGCTTCCGTTCCATCGGCGCGGAGCCACTTCAGAACACGAATTGCCTTGGGCCTGTTATTGCGAATGACACCAGGCGTACAAACGATCTGAGTCTTACCATCTGCCCTAGAGGTGAAGACGACTCGATGTGTGGTACTCATCGGATCACCTCTCCATGTGCGAGCGGACGACGTTGAGCATGACTTCCTGGGCCTCGGGCTCCAGGTAGTCAGCCGCGGCCAGACGGTAGGCCTGAAGGGGCTCGAACCAGCGGAGGGCTCGGGTCACCTTGATCTGAGGCCTGATGCCCCAGGTGATCGGCAGCGTCTGCTGCTTGGACAGGGTCCGAAGCTCTGCCGAGATCCTCATGACCATATCGAGCTGCTTGCGCTCGGGTGTGAAACCGTCGATCTCGCAGCGACGCAAGATGATGTCGCGCTCGATCGGCTCGGGCGGCAGGTTCATGAAGATGTGCGACAGACGCGACCCGTCTGCGTCACCGATCTGATCGGCCCCGACGTTGCGCGAGTCCCACGAGGGGTTCATCGCCATGCCGAGGTAAGCGTCAGGGTGACGGGACAGGCGCTCGCCCTTGTTCTGGTCGAGGACCAGCTGCTTGCTGTTGTCCGTGAGTGGACGGAAGAACTGCCACACGTCAGGCGGTCCCACGTTCGGCTCGTCGAGGCAGATCACGCTGGGCTTCTGCCACGCCTGGGGGACGCGACCGTACTCGAAGTACGTTCCCGTCTCCTGGCTGAAGTGGAACTTGCCGGCGAGGTCGTCGAGCTCGGAAGATGCCGTGATGCTGATGCGCTCGAACGGAAGCTGCATGAGCCACGCGATGTGGCGGAACAGCTCCGTCTTGCCGACACCGGCCTCGCCCCACAGCGCGGGAGTCTCGTCGAGTGCCACCCACAGGACGGCGACCTTGTAGACGGCTGCGTTGTGATCGACGTAGAGCTCGGGGTGTTCGTCGTCTCCGGCCTGCGGAACCTTGAGGTACTCCTCGGGGGAAAAGTAGGACTCTCCATAGATCGGAAGGTCGACGTGCCTGGTGGGGTTCTCGGGGTCGACGATGCGACGCCAAGCCCTGATGCCACCAGCGGCATCCTTCTCCGTGACGGGAGCGTCAGTCTCGTACTCCCTTGGGTTCGACTCGTACGCGATCTTCCATGCGTCGATGGGTGTGGAAGTCGGGATGTCTCCGACGTTGTACTCGGGCAGTACGAACATGCCGAGGGTCTCGTCGCGAGGAGTACCGAACACACGGAACTCGCACCCTGTCGCCTCGCGGACGGCTTGGGTGCTGATGATGAGCTTGCCCTTGGCGGCGCACAGCCCAGCGGTCCACCCGAGCTCTTCGCCAACAGCTTCCTCGCGGACGTAGTTGGCACAAGACATGCAGGTGCTGACCTTGTCATCGGGAACTGCCACGTCGCGAGCGTCCATGTCTGGAAGCATAACTTCCATCTTCCAGGCCGTTGCCGGACTTGGGGGACTGAACGGGGCAGGCTGACCGTGTGACACACACGAGTTGGCGATCAGCTCCATCGAACGGAACTGCAACTGTGTGGGCTGGTCTGGCCTAGAGAGCGGCTTGCCGAAGCGCTTACACATCGGCGAACCGACGCTGCGCTTGAAGACTGATGCGGTCTCTCCCTCGGGAACAAACGAGGGACATCCCGAACAGCTTTTCATGACTGCCATAGTACCTATCCTCCCTTACGGGGTCAGTGTTACTGGTTGTAGTTCTGGGTCTTACGCTTGCGAGGGTTCGTGCGCGCGTTGGCCGACTTCACGTTGTACTCCTGGTGGTGCTTGGAGCACAGCCGTACCTCGACCTTGATGCCAAGCATCTTGTCGAAGACTTCGTCGGTGTGTGTCGCCTCGCTATTACAGACGAGGTCAGGCTCGTTGTCGAAGATGCGCTGACACTTCATGATGATCCCTTCTGGCAATCTGCGATCGAGAAGTTCATCTCTAGTCGCAGGTTCTGCAGCTCGATGAGTGTACTCGTCGACCTGTTCTTGATGTCGATCATCTGTTGACGCGAATCGTTGAGCACCTTGATGCTGTTCAGGTTCATGCCCTGCACAGCAGTGTACTGCATCCGATCCGTGTCCCCCATGAGGCCCTCGTACCTGTAGACGAGGGCGTTGAGCTCTAGTGCCTGCTTTGCCACCAGCGCGCAAGCGTCTGGGGCGACAGTCACGGTCACCGTGGGGGTCGGCTCGGGGGAAGCCGAAGCGGTGACCGTGACTGTCGGTACGGGGGTCGGCTGACTATCAACAGCCGGACTTGTGACCATGCTGGAGCCGATGACTCCAACACCGACGCAGAGTACTGCTCCGATGCTTAGCAGGCCAACCTTGTTCATCGCTCCCACGCGCGGGGAAGGAACCCCCTGCGTGTGAGCCAGTCGTCGAGCGCGTCGAGGTGGTCGAGCAGGTTGCCCAGCTGACTACCCTCGAGCGTGTCGTCGTCGTCTTGGTCACGCAGCTCACGCGAGCTGGTGCGGATCTCTGCGAGCGCAGCGTTCGGGTCCATCAGTGAACCAGCATCTCGTAGGACTTGCCGTCGTTGGACTCGTCGACCTCGGCGATGAGGTAGCCGTGCGACTTCTCGCACTCCGGCCCGATGCCGTAGTGACGGCTGCGCGGGTCAGTGAGATCCTTGTTGCAGACGCAGCAGTTGCCCTTGAGTCGGGCGTACCGAAGTGCGGCTGCTCGGTGGTCGACGATCAGACCGTTGATGACGATCTCGATGTCGAAGTTGTGCCTCGCGTTGCGATAGCGCGAGATCCGACCAGACGGCCAGAGTGCCCACGCAGGCATGAGCGTCTCGCTGTGCTGGGTGGAGACAAGCGTCGTGCCTGCCCACTTGTTCTTCGCGGTGTGCGCGTAGCGCTTGACGCGGACGAAGGTGATCTCCGCGTCGTCGGTCGGCGTCCAGGCGAAGTAGCCATCGGGCAGGAGGTCGAGCATCTGCATGATGACCTTGGTATCGGTCGTGGACTTCTGAGCCGGGGGCTCGGTCATGACTGGTGCCGCCTTCTTCTTGGCGTCGCGCACCTTGATCAGAGCGTCGATCGTGTACTTGGCCTGATCGAAGGTTGCGCCCCGCGCGTGGTCAGGGTCGTCGCCGAGGTCGATCATGAACTTGACCTGACGGGGAGTCGCCATCCGAACCAGCGCTGGGTGCGCTGGAGGGGGTGTGACGACGGGTGCTGCCGGGGCTGCTGCGAGCCCGTAGCAGATCTTTACCTGTTCCACGGACTCGTGTGTGTGTCCGTTAGAGCAGCGGATACTGGCCATCGTTCCTCCCTTGAAGGGGTCTGGACTTGCCGCAGCTTTCCTGCGATGTGCCTAGTTTACACTAGACTCACCAGTCGCGTCAACAAGAATAACACTATCGGCGCGACACGAACTCTGCGAGGTCGGGGTGACCTGAGGGCTGTTCAGGTGCGGACAGGGTGGACAAGACCCATTCACCTGAACAGCCTTCGGAGCACCCCGACCCCCTCGCCAGGAAGGTGGCGAGGGGGTCGAGAACCTGTGCTACTTGCCGATGGCCTTGCCGACCTCGAACTTGAGCACCGCGCGCTCGGCCTCGGTGAGCGCCTCCCACTCGGCGCGGAACGAGCCGAGCTTGTCGCGGGACGGGTCGCCGGTCTTGAAGAAGTCCGAGATGTCCTTGATGGTCGCGGCCATGAGTGCCTCCAGTTTCTGGGTCGGACGGGACTGTCCCGCCATAGACAGAACGGGACCAGGATGACTGGCCCCGTTCTGACTATGGTGTGGCAGGGTCTAGCTGGTGTGCGTCAGTCCTTGGTGGCCCCGCGCACGCCCTTCTCGTTCTGGCCGGGGGTGACGCCGTTGAGCGACACCTTGCCCGACGCCGGGAAGAGACGGGCCGAGATGGCACCGGCGCTGGGCGCGTCGTCGCCGTACTCGGTCGACTTGTGCGTGCGGATCTCCGCGACCGTCAGGAACGCACCCGAGGGCTGCTCCGCGAAGGCCGACTCGATGTGCGCGCCCACGTCACGGCGAGTGCCCGTGAAGGGGGTGCCGGTGCCAGCCGACTTCGCGCCGGGCGCCTTGCCCGAGGCGACGCGCAGTGCGGAACGGGCGACGTAGCCCAGGCTGGGGGCCTCACCCTTCGCCTCGTCCGTGTTGGCCTCCCACGCCTTGTAGGCGCTGATCTCGCCCTGCGCCGTGGCGATGACCGGGGCGACCTTCTCGCTCCAGTCGCTGGCCACGCCGTCCGGCACGTCAGCCGTGACGAGGGCGTACCCGAGCTGGGCACCGGCGACCTTGGCGACGAACCCCTCGGTGGGGTCTGCCGGGGCCTTCGGCTCCTTCGGGGTGGACGGCGCCTTGGCGGTCAGGCTGTCCTGCACCGCGACGAAGGCACGGGCAGTGGCGATGTCGTTGTTGCCCATCGCCTCGCGCATCCCGTCGCCGAGGTGCTCCTTGGCCTTGTTCTTGGCCTTGACGCTGGGCAGGTCGCGGTACGCGGCCTGGACCGGCGCGAGGCTGGCCTCGGGAACGGTGCCGGTCGAGGCGTCGGCCTCGGCGACGGCAGCCGTGGTGGCGGACTTGAACTCGGTGAGGTCGAACGCGACCTCGACCTTGGCCTCCTTGACGGGGGCCTCGGTGGTGTCGGCCTCGGTCGCCTCGACGACGTCGGTCTCGACGGTGGACTCAGTGGCCTCGGGGGCCTCGGCCTTGCTGTCACGACGAGCCATGTGAACGTACCTCCTGTGCGGGTCGCGCCGTCCTGACCAGGGTGTCGGGACCGTCACGCTTCTTGCCTAGGACGAACCTAGCGGAACCGTAGGCACGGGTCAAGCCCTTGTGCCAACGAATCCAGCCGGATCGACCCAGGAACGGTGACCAATCCACTATCGGACTCGCCACCGAACCTGGGACTACCTCAGCCAGGGATTGCGCTGGAGGATCTTCTTGTCGCCACGGCGACACGCGATCTCGTAGACGCCTGCGAGGATCGCCATCGAGGCGATAAACGCGCAGAACGTGAGGAACTCAGACAAGACGACCTCCGGCGGTGACGACCGGGCCAGACGCGCCCAGCAGGTAGCGGTGGGGGTGAGGCGTGCGAGTGCTGTAGTTGCGCGACTCGAAGAAGATCGCAGGCTCCACGATCTCCTCGCCTCGCGCGAACTCTGGGCGCGCAACCGTGGTCACAGCCTTGATCTTAACCTGGCCGGTGTACGGCTCGGTGAAGACGCTGACGATCTTGACCGGGATCTTGCGCTCGAGAGGCGTGACGTAGTTGGCCAGGTCGCCCTGCTTGAGCAGGTGGAACGCGAGCTTGGTGTCAGCCATGTCAGGCTACCTGTCGGACGATGGAGGTGAACGTCGTCGCGCCGTCGTCGATCTTCCACGTCCAGACGAACGGGGTGCTGTTCATGTCAGGCGCGGTGTACTCGATGATGCCGGGAAGGGCACCCCAGGTGTTGACGAACGTGTACATCGACTGCATGGCATCCACCATGTCAGCGTGTGTCTCATCGACGTGGACACTTGCGTCTGTGTCCTCTGTGATCCGTACTTGGTACGGCATCAGTCGTCCTCCTTGGTGATGTAGATGATCCCGTCCTGGGTGGTGTTCTCGTCGCCGTCGAGCTCGGTGTACTCGACGTGGATCTCGATCTGACGTCCCGAGGGGTCGTCAGGCGTGGGGAAGAACTTGATGGTGTCGGGGTCGAAGTCGGCCTCGATGTGCGCGGTGAGGAGTGCCGCGACAGCCTCGTTCAGGCTGTCGAAACGCTGCTCCACCAAAGGTGGTGCGTCTGTGTCATCGAGGTTAACGATGACGAGCGTGTAGCTCATGACGAAGTGCCTCCCTAACTGATGGGGTCTTGTTCCTCTGGTACACGTCTATTGTACCACGGCCTGGCCCAAAGGTGAAGAAAATACTTTGGGCCAGACTGTGGTGCGACAGGCACTATGCCACTCGGCGCGACTCCGTCGGCATACCGTTCACCGAGAGGCAGTGACCCTTGCGCTGGATGTACTCGGCGGCGAGGTCGCAGACCTTCACGGTGCCGCAGCACTCGGTCTCGAAGGTCTGAGTTGCGGGCTCCTGGTCGTCACAGAGCTCACACACGCGGATCGGCTCGGGAAGGATCTTGTGCGTACAGACCTTCTCGAAGCAGTCGGTGTACTTCATGAGCGCTTCATCCCTTCACGAGCCTTGAACAGTGCGGTGCGCTGGGTGGCCTTGGGGCGACTCATCTTGATGGACACGATGAGGTCGCTGAACAGAAGCCAGTCGATGTCGAAGCTGTGCGAGTGCAGGATCATGGACCCGCTGACCATCTCCTCGGCAACTCCCGCAGCGTAGCGGACGCCGATCAGGTTGTCGAGCACCTGGGCCTTGTTGTCGAAGGTGGGGTGCTCCAGCCAGGTGTCAACCCTGTTGAGAACAGCGCTGACGTTGCGACGCACGACTCGGTCGACCTCGGTGTGAGGCGCGAGGTCGAAGGGCGACCTGCTACCCATGCTACTCGCCACCGTTCGAGACGTGCTTCACGCCGCCGCAGGAGAGGCAGGAGATGATGCCGTTGCCGTACGAGTCGATCTCGTTGCGGGTCTGCATGTGAAGGCAGGCCGCGATCTTGCGCTCGAGGATCTCGAACTCGGTCTCCTCGATCATCTCGGCCAGCATCCTGCGCGCGAGCTTACTCTGGTGGGACATGGTCTTACCTCCCTGTTGGGGGTCTTGCCAGCACCGTGCTGACATAGCCAGGCCCAGCTTTTCGGGCTGGACCTGACTATGCGAGTACGAGACTAGAATGTCGGCTTGAGCTGCTCTTGGATGGCCTGGATGGACTCGGCCTTCACTGCAGCCTGACGGGCGATCTCCTCCATCGCCTCACCGTACCAGTGGAAGCGCTCCCACACCGGGCTCATGTCGGCCCAGGTGGGGGTGTCGGCAGCTTCTTCGTCGAACTGCTTGCGGCTGAACGTACTGAAGTTGCGCGACTCGAACACGGTCGAGAGGTACCACTCCATCGGCTCAGGTCCGCAGTCGGCGTGCGCCTCGATCATGTCTGCCGCGATCTCGGTGATCGGAACTCTGGGGTAAGCACGCGGGCTCACCTCGAGCTCGGCGACCAACCAGGCGCACATGTCCGCGAACATCTTGCCACGCAGCGCGTCGTAGTAGAACTCGCCCTGGTAGGACAGGCGCGTGCGCGATCCGGCGGCGTTCCAGGAGATGGAAGCCGACAGCTCGGCAGCGTCCTTAAGTGCGGCCTTCTCGTGTGCGGTCCAGATTGACTTCATGATGCCTTCTCCGTCCGGAACTTGTTGGCGAGGATGTTGCTCATTGCGACGACGAGGTCGGCGCAGACGTCGAACGTGAGGCGCGGGAAGTCCTCGATCTGGTCGGTCTCGATGTTGTGGTACTGAACCTGCCAGCCCTCTTCGGCGCTGAGCGTCTCCTGTGACCTGGCGAGCGGACCCGAGATGTACAGGTACTCGTCGGAGAACACCTGCTGGTCGTCGACCTTCGCACCGATGCTGACTACGACTCCGAACAGCCAGGTGCGACCGTCCGCGATCTCGATCACGCAGTCGTCGTCGATGTCACCGAGCAGACGAGAGTGGATCTTCTCGTTCTCGGCCTGACGGGCCTTGACGATGTTGCTGGACACAACTTCTGCCCAGTTGTAACGCGATACCATAACCTCCCCTTTCAGGGGTCAGTAGTACTTACCAATCTGGCAAGCACGACCAGGCTCACCCAACTAAGGGCGAGCCTGATCGTGCGCGTCAGAGCTACTTGCGCTTGGACCTTCCTACCTCAACACCGAGCAGGTAGGAGATGATGAGTGCTGCAGAGATCAACAGGGAGAAGGCACCCCACGGCAAGATGTCGAGGAACATCATGCCACCGTGGTCTCAGGTGTGAGGGGGACGATGCGGATCTCGGTGATGCCCAACTCGTTGACACCGTAGAAGTTGCAGAGCGACTTCTGCATGGCGAGGATGGCCTCACCGATCTCGTAGAACTGCGGGCGAAGCGGCTTGTTGTTCTCGTCTCCGAACAACAGCGCCTCGGATGTCCAGGTGATCTTGGGAGCGGTATCTCCCAGCATCTGGTCGAACGTGATGAAGATCTCGTACATGAGACTGTGCCACCCTTCGGGGTCAGTGTTGCTACTCACCTATCTGGTGAGCATAGCAGGCTCCAGACTTACGGGCCTGGAGCCCACTATGCTGATCAGCTAGCGAGGTGCAGGTAGTGCTTGTAGGCCTCATCGGCCTCGCGGCTGGCACTTTCGGCAGCCTGGATGGAGGCTAGGGTTGCGTTGGCGCGTGAGGCCCGATCCAGAAGGATGCTGGCCTTGTCGGTCAGGCGTGTGAACTTACGCCACGCCTGGTCACGGTCTTTGTCGGCCTGTGTGCGGCCGAACATGGATGGCTGTCCGTATCCGAGTGCCATGATCAGTGCCAGACCTTTCGGTACAGGTCGAACGTCTTCACGCCGTCGATCTTGAGCGGCATGTCCGGAAGCATCTTGTACCTTCCGTCGGTCTTCGTCCACATCCAGGCCTCACTGTAGACGGTCTGGATGCGATCGGTGTAGCGGGTCTCACTGAACTTCACACGCCCGACCACCAGAACGATCTTCGCGTCACTGATGACGCATCCGGTGATCTCCTCGTACTGTCCGAGGTGGAATCGCTTGCCCGTCAGCGCCTTGATCAGAGCCAGCTGCTGGTACGGGGTCAGGCCGTCAGCCGTCAGCTCGGTGCTGACGACCTCGTACGGCTTTTCGGTCATGATGTGCCTCCCCTTTCAGGGGTCAGGGGGGTATCCCCAACTTTCGGACTTTCCTGACTTTGTCAACTATGGCCCACTAAGGGCTGAACAGTCAACAAGTGCTCGCCGGGGGAGTCGAACCCCCAGACGCGCGCCCAGAGCGATCAGGCGCGCGTCAGCCAGGTGGGCAAGCGCCACCAGGCCCCCTGACCGCCATCCGGTGAAAGATGGCGGTCAGGTGACCTAGGGGTGAACGGAAGGTGTCACTAGGCGATCTTGACCGCGCCCTGGTTCGTACGGTCGGCATTCATGCGGGGCTCGACACCGGTGAGGGTGCAGGCCGATCCGTCACGCGGGAACAGCCGCGCGGCGATTGCGCCATCCGACGGTGCGCCTGCGGCACGGGCGATTTCGCCGCAGGTCAGGAAGGTGCCGGGCTCGACGTCGACGAAGGCGTCGTCGACGTAGGCCTGGACCGATCCGCGCGGAGCCTTGGTGCCGGTTCCGCCGACGATCTTGGACAGGCGTTCGATTGTGGCGGTGTCGCTCTCCGTGACCGTGTAGTTACGGATCGCAGCCGCGTCGAAGTCGAACGTCTGTGCGATTCGCCCGGCGGCGACGGTGAGGAGGGCTGCCGTCCGGATTGCGGCGACCTTGGGGTCGACCTGCGGACGGACACTCACCGTGACGAGGGCCTCACGGATCGTCATCCAGGCACGGGCTGCGGCGATGTCCATGTCGCGCACGGCCTGGTCACGCTGCGTTTCCGTCCATGTGCGGGCAGTGGCCTTGTCACCCTGGGTGAGCGAGGCGTAGCTGTCGGTCACGGTGGCCAGGTCACTCTCGGTGACGATTCCGGTCCCCATGTCACGCAGGGTGAAGACGGCCTGCGCGGCGGTGGTGAACGACAGGTTAACGCTGGTGGTGATTGTGGTGGACATTTCGTGCCTCCCGATAGGGGTCGCCGTTCGATTCTGATAATCGAACGGTCACGGCGCGTCACATTCGGCCTTTTTCAGGCTTTTCAGGCTTTTCCGACTATTGCGACTAAAGGGCGCAAATCGGACATTTCGGCCTGGAATGTGACTCACCGTAATCGGCACGGTCACACCTAGTGAGGGCAAATCGAACACGTAATCGAACAGCCGTCCGACTTTCGGACGGATGTACGAAATGTCCGTTTTGTCCTACCTTGACCCTATTGAGTTGGAAAGTAACGATATGTCACCGTTTGTCCCGATATGGTCTCTTCGTACCCATATGGGCCTTTCGGGCATATTGTCCCATATTGGGCGTTAAGTCCCAATATGAGGCGATATGTCCGTTTTAGGCGTGATGCCCGATACACCACGGTTCGCACGGGATTGTCGGTTCTGCCCCACATTCGTCACATTTGACCAGAATGGGCCAAAGGCCCGGAATGGTACGAATGTACTTAATGTCCCGAATGTTCACTTTGTCCGCCTTGTCCATGATGTCCGTTTTGTCCGTTCCAGCCGATGGCCTACGGCCATCCTATGCCCGTGTAAGCGGTTACACAAGAAAATGTGACGCGCGTCACACGAATCAGTCCGATATGTCTGAAATGTCCGTTTTGGAAATCCGCATAGCGGGCATGTTCGATTAAGTAATCGAACGGCTTTACGATACGGTGCGTGTCGTTTGCTTTTGTTACATCGGACAAAACGGACATCTCGGGCACTTTTCCGCTATGCGGATTCACATGTTCACGAACACCGCATAGCGGGCATGGTTACCGAGGTTAGTTGAAGATGAAACGATCTTGAAGTAAACGGTTACATGGGCACGTCTGTAATCGAACACTCGTTCGATTAGTGCGGGCGTACGGCGCGGGATTCGTACACCAGTCCGATTGAAGCTTCAATCGTACATGTGTACGCCTACACGCCTTAATGCGACTGGTGTTCGATTAGTTGTGGATAGGGGACTCGACGACATGTCGATGTGCCGATTTGTCGACATGTTGACATGTCGGTGTGGCTCGGAGTCGAACACATGTACTATTGAGTCCTATTGCGACTCGTGTTCGATTAGGTAGGGGGATATCGAACGTCTGTTCGATTGAAGAATCAACCGTACAGGTGTACGATTCCCGCGTGAAAGTCGAACATGTGTCCGATAACACACATTATCGAACGTGTGTACGAAAGCCATTCTCGTTGAATCGTCAACTACCCCCGGTCCGAAAATCGGACGGCCCCCCGGTGGGGGCGCGCTCTCAAGGCACAGTTTACGCGCACAACTTTTTTCAGATCTGATACCGTAAGAACGACTTGTCATCACCACATGTTTAGCCGATTAGGCTAGTCCCACCCACAGGGAAACACATCTTGTTTGATAAGTACCAGTCCTCTACCCCCGAATGCTCTATATGATGGTATATCCCATATATATGCTCTATATTATGCTCTATATCTACTACTATCCTTGCAGGTCAGGGGCCTAT